CTAAGGCTAAACTTTGGTTATGAAATATGATTACGTGTTAGTTATGCTCCCGTTGAACCGAAGCCACCATCACCACGACCCGTGTTGGACTTTTCTTCAAACTCCTCTGCGGACAGCTCTGTGACACCTTCATACTCAAGGTAATGCAGGACACCCTGAACAATCTTCATACCGAAGGTAATCTTAGCTGGGATGTTGGTGAAGTTATGCAGGTGGAGCTTGATAGTACCTCTGTACCCTTCGTCAATGACGCTTGCGCCAAGACCGAGACCGAGCTTAGTCGTGACACCCGACTTGTTGTAAAGGAACAGACCCTTGTTAGCTGGTACGATAGCACGGATACCGAGAGGAAGGATGATATGCGAGTTGGGGTACAGAATAATGTAATGCTTGCTGTTCTCAACATATTCCTTACGCTGTTCCTCAGTCATCTGCGATGCCTGCTCATCCGTAAGAGGGAAACCACCTTCTGCGATGATAGGCGTTGGCATATCCTTGTTGTCTTCTCTGAGCTTTTCAAGGTAGTGGTCTGTGAGCACGGGGAGGAAGAAATCAATACCTGCGTCATTTGCATTCGCACGTGCGGGCATAAAGACACCTGGGTATTCACGGAAGATTTCAAGGTTAGAAACCTCATCGTGTGCTTCAGGAGTATGCTCGTGAACTACCTCGGGGGTATGTTCATGTACCACCTCGGGTTCGTGTTCTGCCTCTGCCTTAGCTCTACCTCTTGGCTTAGCCTGCGCAGGTTCTTCCGATGGGGTCTCCTCCTTCTCTTCGTTAGGAGCTGGAGTTGGGATTACGTTCTCTTCTACACCCTCATTCTCAATGAGAGGTGCGTTTTCTTTGTTCTTCTTTGCCATATTTGATAAAATTATTTTCACATAGATAGCTCTTCAATAGTTATGCTTGAAAACCCTGCGGTCTTCGTGATGACTATATTTCGTGCTACCGAGTCCGAGTTAATCTGCGAGTGGCTAACTACGACAATAGTCATATTTAGCTCCTTGGCGAGTTCGTTCAGATATGCAAGGATAGCATCTGATGTCTGCACGTCAAGACTTGAAAGCGTCTCGTCAAGGTAAAGCGTATTCAGCTGTGGGTAGCTACGCTTAATCAGTTTGAGGAACACGCATAGGATAGCTACGTCCACACGCTTATGTTCTCCTGCGCTAATTGTACTGATAGGGACTTCTTCTCCCATATCGGTGATGATAGCGTCAAAGGAGTTGTCAAACGACACATGGTAGGGGAAGTCTACCTTGGCGAGTATCTCGTTGATGTTGTTGTTGATGTATGGGATATAGCTTGAGAAGAAGAGCGACTTGACGCTACCTTCCTTTTCCCCATACATTTCCGAGAGGACACCGAGGAGGCGCATCTCCTTACGGATGTTTGTAGCTTGTACCGATACGTCTACATTAGATTCCTTATCTGCATCTAAGCGAGATTCAAGAACCTTCAATGCTTCCTCATCAATGCTACTGCTACCCTCATTCTTCAACGTAAGGTACTGCTGTTTTAGTATCTTTCCTGAGGTAGCTATCTCGTCCCTCTTTGAAGTAAGCTCCGCCCTCTTCTGCTGGTATCTTGAATACGACTCCTTAATCTTGGTTTCGTTTTCAAGGTACACTGCCATATTAGCCTCATTCGTCTTCTTCTCTTCGTTGAGTGAAGCAAGTATCTGAGGGAAGTCACCCGAGCGGAAGTCGCTACCACAAGTAGGGCATTTGTCCTGCCTATAAAGTGACAGCTTAGAGATAACGGAGTTGTTCTTTGCTCGCTCAGCGTTTAGGGTTGCAGTACATTCGTTCATCATTGCAACGACCTTATCTCCCTTAGAATCAAGCTCCTTGATTTGCTCGTCAAGCTCCTTATACTGAGAAGCGATAAGTGCGAGTTCGTTTGACAACCTCTCCATCTCCGCTTCGTCTCTCTTCTTTGACGTGTTCTTGTACGTGTCAATGGAAGCCTGAGTTGTTGCGATGGAATTAGCAAGATGGTCGGCAAGCGACAAGACCTTATTCAGGGACTGAGATACGTTTCTCAGGTCTGCCTTGATAGCCTCACCGATGATGTTAATGGCTTCAAGACCTAATATCTTATCCACAATCTGCTTCTTCTCCGTTGGGGTCATTGAGATGAATGACTTGAACGTATTGAGGTTCAGCGATACAACGCTGTTGAAGACGTTGAATGGGATTGTTAGGATATTGGATTCAATGAACTTCTGAGCGTCACGGATACCGATGGACTCAATATCAACTCCATCTTGGTAGACCTTGAGTGAGTTGGGGGAGAACGTGCGCTCAATGAAGTAGTGCGTACCACCTGAGTAGCAATCCCCTGCTATGTATCCGTTCTTGTTCTTTCGGTTGGCGATAGAGGACTTATTCACCCCCTGCACCTTTCCGTAGATAAGGAGACTAAGCATATTGAGGAACGTGGATTTACCCGACCCTGAACGCCCCTTAAGCTGGATGACCTCTCCCTCCGAGGAGAACTCAATTTCATTAAGGGCATTCCCGTAAGAACCGATATTCCTGAATGCGATTTTCTTTAGAAACATTTACCTATTCTTTAGGTGAGACAATTCTTTATGCAAAGATACGAAATTAGTTTCTGTTACGCAATATGATTCATGCGCAAAGAACTTCTCCATTGCAAATCAATCTTGCACTTGAAAAGGATTTCTCTTGCGTATCATTACTCTATGGTATAGCGTCTCTCCTTTTAATACCGCTTTTGTGTTTGAGTAGACTTCGCCATCCTTGACGCAGTTTAACCCTATAATCTCAAACTGCGTTTCGTTATATCTCTCCATAAACGTTATAGGAACACCCATAACGCCATCGTAATCATATGGGATGCTGTTTATGTCCTTAACATCAACGGCATCGTAATTATCATACTTTGGATTCTCCTCCTCGGAATATGATTTTACCATATGAACTATTGGCTTAATCTTACGTTCTATGTTTGTAAGCCAACACACGCCTGGGACACGAATCATACCATCCATCTTTTGAGATGCTGACGCATAGTTCTCGTAATGTTCATTATGGAAGAATGCAAATCCACCATTGAATCCGTATCCAAACGACACCTCTCCACTTAGCAATAATGGGAAAATGACTTTTGAAGTTAATATATTCTGATTAGCTATTACTATATATTCCTTTCCTTTTGATATAACCAAAGGGATGAACTCTATAAGCAAAGAGAATGGAGGGTTGGTTATAACTATATCGCACTCTTCCAAGAGTCTAACACATTCGCCACTTCTAAAGTCGCCATCGCCATCAAGTGCTTTTATGAAATTACGAAAGTCCTCATCTTGACCATCGTATATCAAACAAGTTGCTGGTTCAATCTCTTCTTCTGAAAATAAGTCTTTCTGTTGGTCTTTATAGCAAGTAGCTATAAGCCTCTTTATTCCTATTTCGTGGAAGTTATCAGCAAAGTATTTCACGAAGTTGCTTTTATAAGGGTCATCGCAGTTGCAATATACGACCTTACCTGCAAGGCTCTCTTTATAATGGGAAAGCTCTGCATTTATGTCCTCCATCCGTGTGTAGAACTCATCGTTCTTGCCTACCTTCGCTTTAGTTAAATTCTTGCTTGACATATCATACTATTTGCAGGGCAAAGATAGTAAATAAAAGCTACCTAACAAAACTATAATATAATATGGGAGATAGCATTAGATTAAAGACGATAGAATATATCGTAAGCAAGGCTTTGGCATTTAGTGATAGTTCAGTACAATCCTCAGATGCCATACCCCTATGTGGTCAAACACAGCTAATGGAGCTTGTTTACCTTGTTTGCATAGGAAGTTGCTGTGTGGCGAAGGATACAAAGGAATCGCCATATAAAGGGATAAGTCTACTATCCATATTTGACGACTTCACTACTTATCCTCTTGGTCATGTGAGCCACTATTCGTATAAGGAACTATCCAAAGAGAACGATACTTCAATACTATTCCTTAATGGAGACGTTCTTGTCAAATATGATAGAATGAGGGGAAATTCAGAGTCGTTTATACGTGATAATAAGGAACTATGCGAGCTTATTGACGATGCTATTAAGTTCCTATTCAGTGGCGATTTTCTTCCAAGGCGTGGAAACTTGTTTAACACATCAAGGCTTGGTGTTCTAAACAGAATTGACAACCAAGTTCTAATAGACATAAGAAGCACTTTCCCAGCTTGGGTCATCGCACTTGATAATATAGGAAGCGAAATTTACAAAAAGAGAGGAGCGGACGAAGTTGATGCGTTTCTTAAAGAGAGTGATGGAATTGGTAATATAAGCAAAGCATTGAGTAATCCGAATGTATTAGAACGTGAAATATCTAAGCTAATAAGCTACAAGTATAGATAAAGCAAGGGGCGGTATCACTACCGCCCCCGTTTCTACATCAACACGTGGTTGAAAAGATTATTAGTTTTCTTGTTGCGCAAGAGCTTCTGCTTCCTTCCTCTTCTCCTCCTCTTTCTTCCTATCCTCATTCAGGAAGCTGATAAGCTCTACACACTCAATGTAAGGCAATCTACCTATATCAGAGACTGACATCCTCAGTTCTTTTATAAGGAGATACCTCATCTTACTCAAGGTCTCCCAAGGGATTTGAAATGCCGAATAGAGACTTGATGCCGTCTCGAAAGGAAAGCGGGGCTTCTCGCTCCACACCTCCCGAGTTGATATAAGAAATAGTAGGCTTAGATACCTCTGTGATGATGTCCCTGATAGCCCTGATGATTGCGACCTCGGCAGGCTTCAGCGAAAGGAACTCCTGCTTAATCTTGTTGTAGTCCTCAACGGAGAACTCCTTGTCAAAGTGCATAAGCACCATAGCGCACTGATAGAAGTCCAGCTCATCGGCAGGAACGTCAATCTGACCATCCTCGTCCACGAGGTTTGACACGAAGTAATACTGAAGCCACATTGATGTGCCAATCGTAGGGAAATGCAATTTGATGTCATAAGGCTCACCCGTGCTTGAATGCTTCTTGGGGATAGTCACATTGATAACACCTTGGTTCATCTTGATAGATTTCTTACCTGCAACCTGAGGATGCGATAGGAAATCAAACTGCGTCAGGTTCTCCTTGACGATAGGGTGGTTCTCACCTTCTATATTCATAACGAGTGGTTCTTCCGACTCTCCGAATGTCTCCTCCCTGATTGCAAGAAGGATATATATCCTATCTGCTTCAAGGAGGTCACGGAAGCTGTACTGAGTACCATCCGTAGAAGAGAAGATATGCGTGCAGTTCTCAAGGATGTAGTTGATAGCATTCTCCCTTTCAATAAGCGAGTCTATCGGGAGCAATGCCCAATGTCTCAGCTCCTCTGTCGTGCAAGGTCTAACACCAATGGCAAAACCATCAGGATAGTGCTTACCTCTTGAAGGAAGCTCCTCAATATCAAGATTGGTGAACCCGTTGTTATACGTTGGAGGAACACCATCAATCGTGACCGAGAGAGCCCTTGGTTCTACTTCTTGGGCGTATGGTTCTTCAACCTTCTTTTTCTTCGCCTTACGACCTCTCTGAACAGCGGGGTTCTCGGCTGTATCATCATTACCTATCGTAATCTTATCAATGGTACGACCTTCCTCCATAGAGTCCTTATATCGGATATATCCTCTCTCGTCCATCTCAATCCCGTTCATGATGCGTCCATCGGCAACAGCACGTTCAAACTCTTCCTCGTTCTGTCTCTTCACGTCATCACCCATCTCAATCTGATGCAGGCGTTCAAGCACGCCACCTGCCCCGTGGGCTTCAAGAGCGGAGGTCATATCATCCGCCTGAGGTGCTGTGTTCACGCCCGTCTGTCTCTCAAAAGCCTCAACGTGTTCCATGAGGCTGTCTTCTGTGATATTGTTATTCTCCATATCTAATCGTAGAATCCATCAACGATGGTTGTCGTCATCGTCCTTGTCTTACTTATTATAGAGTAGGTCTTATCCTCTGCTGAACGCTTTGTGCTTAGCTTCAGCATATCAATGAGCTGTTCGTTTATGTAGAACTCAAGCTCTCCAAGGACGGGGTTCATATTCGCTGAATAAGTAGGTTCAATATCAATCGGCTGATTATTGTCATCGTAGACACGTAGGTATATCAGACCATTCACAGAAGACAAATCAAGTCGGTCTTTCCTCTTATTGTCGTATAGACGGAAGACGTAAAGGCTTGGGGACTTGTGTAGCTTAAACAGCGAGCCTTCTTGTGTCGTGTAGATGCCTTCCCCGTGTACATTGACCTGAATATCCTGGGAGTTGTAGAACACCTTTTCGTATATGATGCTTCCCTTTTTAGACGTATCATCCAATACGGGTGTATGCAGTCCTGATGGGTTTTCGTTTTCATACTTCAGCGTGACCTTATCCACGTGGAGGTTAAGCGGTCTATTAGCTGTATGCCTATACCTATCAAGTTCACTACCTGATATGCTCAGAGACGCTGTTCGTACAACCTGAGTGAGGTCTTGCCTATTGACGAGGCGACACGTGTAAACCACCATAACGGACGATACGTCATTCTCGGGGATACGGATTATCTCGTCATCAAAGATGGTTGGTCTGAATGAATACCTATATGACGACTTACCATCCTTATCCCTCTTGGAGTAGTTCTCCGTAAACGAGAAAGAGGTCTCTTCGGGAGGTGTCGTTGGAGATGGGTAGTACTTCGTTACCTTCATCTCGTGCATCGTCACCCACCTACGCTCGTCAGCACCACCATACTGAGAATTGAAGTCTGCCCAGCCTTCGTTAGCGAGGCTCTTCTCTCCGAAGTAAAGGTCAATACCACGGCTTTCAATGGCATTCATTACCGAGGTGTCTATCGGGGTGTAGATGTCGCTACCCCAATATGGGTAGTAGTTGATATGACCGCTCTTCTTGTCTAATGATAGGAACACATTAAACCTATCAGCCTGAGAAGCCGATGGTATCGTAATCCTAAACTGAGGGACTTCCTCAACATCGTAAGATACCCCAAAGTCGTAGCTGTCGTTATATACATCAACGATGGGGGATATATCTGCAATAAGGGCTGACTGCTGTTTGAATAGGAGGTATCCATTAAGCTCAAACCCTTGGGCATACTGCATACTTGACAAGGAAGGGACTTGGAAGGTTACAATCCTATCAAATACCTGACTGCCATACGTCAAAGGATTTGGGATAATCTTCTGATAACGAAGGAGTAGGTCATAGTTGATAAGGATGACTGCGAGGCAAGATACATCCCCCGTAGTCGTCTCACCCAAAATTCTGAGTACATAATCCACCTCAGGGGTATACCCCGCCTTAAAGTAAAGCGTCACTTCGGAGGTTATTATATCCGAAGTAACGATGGTCTTTCCTTCAAGAAACTTGTGGGTAGGCTTTGTTATCTTAGGTGCGAAGACAAGCCCGTGAGTATTATACACTCCGTCCTTATCCACGTCCATAAGTATTGACCTATACCCTCTTCCACTATCAACAATCGTGTACTTATGGGATGCACCTGATTGCACGCCCTTGGTACTTGCGTTGTTGTAGCTTATTAGTATATTGTTGTTTAGTCTGCTTATTATATTTGTTCCAACCATAGAATTAGAATATGCGGTAAGTAAGCCCAACTCCAACCTGAGGGGTTAGAATGACCTGCTGGTTATACAACGAAGCACCATACCCTACATAGGCGGATATGGAAAACCTCTTGATGAACGAGAAGCTCTTTTTCTTTTCTGTGACCTTCTTTTTGAAATACTTGCTTTGCGATATATCAAAAAGCGCACCTTCAACCTTATCTATGGAGACCAATGGGTTGGTGGAACGGACGAGTACGGAGAGCATACCATTCTTATCCTCCACGATGTCATAGAACAACCCTGAGGTCATTTCAATCGTGGATATAGTAGTCTCCATATTAGCAAGGTCTACCTTCCCCTTAACAACGACCTTATCATTCTCGGAATAGGTCTTGTCGTAGTTATATACGAGGGTGGTATCGTTCTCCTTGACGAGAGGTATTTTCAGGGTGTCTATTTTGGTAGTTGTCACCACCTTGGTGATGACGAGAGGGTTGTCCTTAAGTTTCTTATACTCCTCTTCAAGAGAAGCAAACTTCGTCTTAAGGGCTTCCTTGTCGTGCTCCACAAGGAGTCTTTGCTTGTACTCCTCACCGAGTTTGTTTTGATAAGAAGAGAGGCTGTCCACATAGTAGACAAGCTCTCTCTTTACGGAGCTTTTGCCGTTCTCTCGTGCCAAGTACATAAGAAACCCAACAGCGAGAGTAGCGACAGCCCCTATGATAAGATGCTTCTTTTTCATATAGCTATTTACTTATGGATAAGCCATTTCCATATTATAGCTATACTACTTATGCACCCATTCTAAAAAGCGAACGGGGTATCAATTCCTTCGCCTTCTAAGGTCATCGTTATGAGGTCAATGAAGATACGGAAACGCTGAGGAGTAGACAAGATGAATGCCTTGAGCTTGTCAATATCCTCCTTGCTGTTGATATGGTGAGGAATATCGCCATCCGTAATGTTTGCTCCCATAGGTTGCATCAGCCTATACGAATGGAGGATGCTGTCTCTTGGAGCATCATCAAAGTTGGGGTCTAATGACTTTAGCATACCGAACTTGCAATACTTACTCTCAAAGATAAGGTCAATGATGACCTTCGCTGTTGAGGTGCATTCGTCTTCTGTGAGAACGTCATATTCCATCGTTGGATGCGGGAAGTAGTCTTTGATACGTTCTACGACTGCCGACATCACCTCCTTGTTAGCTGTCTTGAAGTTGCTGTCTCGTACGGATGGAAGTGGCTTGATAAGCGTGAAATACAAGTCAGTATCTTTCTTGAAGACCTCGTACAGCTTCTCGCAAGCAATAGTCTTGCAGGTGAACATCATTTCCTCAAGAGGTGCTCTAAGCTCCTGGGACTTGGTGTAGTCGTGGTCGTCATCCGATAGCGTACGGAGAATAAACGTAACAAAGCGAGCGTCATTGTACGTGTTCTCAATGTACTTCCGCTTCTCTTCATTGAATACGTTTGTCGTGTCAGCCGTACCCATCATCTGCATTGACTTAAAGATGATGGAGTTGTATGCGTGACGATAAATCCACGATGCTGTGAAGTGCGATACACAAGCTACCATAAGTTTGCATACCATCTCAAACTGCTCCTTGGTAATACCTTCGGATAGGACATCCTCTACGGCTTCAGAGATAGCAACGCTCCACTCCTGCGTCTCCGTGACGGAGTTACGAACCCACTCCGAAGCATCGTCAATAGTAGCCTTGGACTTGAACTTGCTGTAATGAACATCAGCGAAGCGAGTTGAAAGGAGCTGGTCTCTTCCAAGCCCCGTGTAGGTACGAGCAAAGAAGAGGTAGTCATTGATAATCTTATGCTTCAGGAAGATGCTAACTCCGTCAGGGTCGTTCTCCACCTCGTCAAACGGGCTGTTGTTTGCACCGAGATAAGCTGGGATAGTGATGGACAATCTTCCTTCGTGGAAGACACTGCAAATATCAGGAATAATGTTGTAGTAAATCTCTCTCAGTATCTCTTTCTGCGAATGAAGGCGTATGCTGTAATCACGATGGATAGCCCTTGCAATCATAGGGGTTATATCTCTGTTCAGACCATATATACCCTCTTCCGCCTTGGATACATTCCCCAAGAAACCAAGCTCCACGTCATAAACGGAAATATCCTTGATTACCTTACTCGTATAGGTACAGAGTGCTTCCTTTGCTACGATGTCGGATATGTTCTGTTTAACGCAGAAGTCAATCTTATCTGCAAGCTCAATGATTTTCGTGCGAGAGTTCTTGACGAAGTTCATCATCTGCTCAACCTCATCAACACCGATATGGTTGCCTGCATTCTTCCCTTGGTACTCAAGGAGTATTTCAGGGATACTTACATTCTCCATTGGCTTGATGCCGAGGAAGTCCATAAGGAGTCTTGTCGTCATCAACCAATAGGCGAGCTTGAAGCGTTCTTCATTAAGTCCGCTAAGCGATGATACTAATCCTCCAAAGTAATGCCTTACAGCCGTTGTAGGCTTCTTAGACCTTGTCTTTCTTCGGAGGGTCTCTTTTCCTCCCTTGTATATGCCTATAGCTGACCTAAGGAGTTCGTATTCAGGGATGAGGTTACGCTTATTCATCAGGTCAATAGCAACCTCCTCACCAACATAGTACATGTCATTATCAAGAAGAACGGCATCAAAAGCCTCTGAGATATACTTGTTAAGCAAGAGACTAAATCCCTTCTTAATGAGATAGTTCTTGTTTACAACATACTCTTCTTTGTCGGTTATAGTAACCATAGCATCAACGATGCCGTCCCATTTGTTAGGTACATACTGCATACTTAGAATTTCATTAGAGTTCGCACAAAGATACGAAGATTACAAATACAAAGCAAGTGGGGCAAGCCCCATGATGACTCGCCCCACTCTAATAAAAAAATAAAACCAAAAAATATGAATACAATGAGTCTACTAAGAGACCAACTTATTATATAAGGTCATAATTTTGCTCTGCGAAATGATATTGTTTCTCGTCTGAGATACATTGCTCTCGTAGTTGCGAGCTGATGCGTACCTCTGACCACTTGCATTGACAAACCCTCCTCTAAGTAGCTCCTCTGCGCTCTTCTTCCCATACTGAAGGTAGTTCTTCTGCATAAGTCTGCAATAGGGTTCTACCGACTCATCAGGGTGCGTATAAACGAACTTAGTTTCACCCGTATCAAACAGCCCAACCGAGAATGCCGAGTTGGTTGTTCGTGGTCTACCCATCGTAGCGAAGTTCCCTTCAATCTGACACTGAGCGAGGGCAAGAGAGATGTCCAGCTTGTACTTAGCGCACATTGAGACGAAGACCGAACCACTCATTCGCTTAGCCCCCTTACTCTTGGATGCGATATACTTATCCACAAGGGTGACAAGCTCGTTATAAACCTCCTTCTTGCTTCCCTCAAATTGGATGGGCTTACCAATATCCCCGTGCGGTGTGAACCCACCCGACATCGGGTTTACGGGTGCAGATGTTCCTCCGCTATAAGAGGAGTCATATCCTCTACCGATATATCCTTCGTCAGAAGTCTTACCAAGGTTAGATGACGAGCCATACGCTCTCGCATTAGGGTTCAGATGAACCTTACCCGAGTCGTCAATCGTGATAGGAGAGATGGATTCGGGAGGTAGCCATTCCCTTCGGCTAAGGAAGACCTCTGTTCGGTAGGATACGATTTCATCCGTAGATGTTGCCGTGATAGGAGGACGCTCGTAGATATACCTAATCCCCGTTGTAACGAACCAACCTGAGTAGAACATCATAAAGTTATTCGCCCTATCCATCGTTTTCTCAAAAACAGCCTGAGGGGTCTCTCCTTCCTCTCTTGGGTTGGATACTGACGAGTTGAATAGCATATCTATATTAGACTGTTCAAGAAGCAACGTGGGGACTTTCTGCCCTCGGTATATAAACGTATTAAGACCATTAAGAGTACACACGAGCGTCAGCTTTTCAAGCTCAACCTTGTTGATTAGGTTGTGGTAGTACGCCCTAATGTAGTTCTTGTGCGTATTGCCCGTAGCCCCATTCGTGTTACCCGACTTTCCGTCACCATCGGAGAAAACGTGGCTATCTCCACCCCATACATATCGTACAATAGTCTCCGTATCGTTATCAGCGAAAGTCTCGCCCGTCACTCCGTTATTGTATCCGTCTCTCGCTCTACCTCTCAGGATGATATGGTCTTTTATCTTGTCCTTGTTGTAGCAAGGTTCAATCCTAATGACCTGCCTGTTCTGAGGGACACCTGAGCCTGCAAGAGCTTGGTTATTCATATTAACGTCAAGCTCTATGACATGCCCGTACTTAGATGAAATAGCCGATGCCTTATTTTCAACTCTGTACCTCTTCACGAAATACGGAGTCTTATCCATCTGAGGAATGTTGCTAAGGATTAAAGGTATAGCCTCAAAATCAAATGCACCATCCTTCTCAACAGCATTCTTAGCGTACGAGCGGTCTGCGAACTCACGACCCGTAATAGAGACGAATGCGCCCCAATCAATAGAGCCATCGTCCGCCTTCGTACGACCAAGCATCGTATTGACGTTGCTGAACGTAAGGTTGAGGAATGGGTCTATCCATCCGTCAAAGAAGCTCTCCTCGTCTCTCCACGAGTGCGCAATTATATCTTGAATGAAGTCAATTGGCTTTTGCCCATACAAGTACCAAGCCTGCTGGTCAGTAGTATCCGATTGAACGCCCGAAACATAACCAAGCCTATACCTCTGACAAAAGTCACGTATCGTCTCGTGGGACGTTCCACTGAATGCGTATTGATGCCCCTCCGTGTATAAGTTTGGTACGTTAATATCACCCTTGATTATCATCTGATAGTAAGCCTGCTCGTCCTGAGACATACTTGACTGATTGATATTCGTGATAAACACCTTGGTGATACGGAAGTCACATCGGAGACTACGCATGACATCAGACATAGGTCTCATAAAGACAGAGATGACATCACCATCCTTCGGCTGGTTCATCGCAATAGGGTTGTTCCTATCAAGAGAGAATACCGCATATACAGAAGGCAGGAACTCCGTAGTCTCAATACGTATATATTCAATCTGCCTACTTGCAAAGTAATAGTCGTTAATCTTTACTACGGGGACGTGCCTACCTACAGAGTCAAGCAATGAAGACCCATCACCCGAGATAGGAGAACGACCAAGAGCAGAAGGGGTCACTGCCCCCTCTGCTCTGCTCGCAAGTGTTTTGTTAAATGTCTTTGACCTATCAATCATAGGCTCTTATCTTGTTAAACTGATTCAGGTGTAATTTCCTTACCCTCACGACCAACCATTATGATATTACCATCAAGAGCTGGAACAGCAATGGTCTGACCGAACCCTACGGGCTTACACTTATTCTCACCGAGAACGAAGGTGAAGAAATAATCTTCATCTATATACTCAATATCGTCAATAGCACTATCACTTATAGCACCTGCAAGAACATCAGAGTCAGTCAAGAGGAGCGTAGCGCAAGGAGGCATATCTCTCAAGAGAGAGAACGCATCATCTATATTCTCGCCTCCGTCATAAAGATTATCTTCGGTATACATCTTGACCACATCGTCAAAATTTCTTCCACCAAAGTACTCCTCAGAAATGTCATCGCTATCCATAGAGGTGTCATACACTGCCTTGTCTATAAAGCTAATAGCTCGGTCGAAATATGTTCCACCACCTCCCGTGAAGTTGAATGGCTGACCTTTCTTCTCCGTAGATGAGTATATATCACCTATCTCCCTTAGTGCGTCTGTATCCCAAACCTGAATTTCACTTATATTAGTATCAACGGGAACGATGACAAGACCACTAAGACCATCAATCAGGTCGTGTGCAAGACTTGCTATCATTGTTACTGATGATGATAGGTATTGCCACATAGAACCCGAGGTGTCAACGAGAATCCAAACAGCACCAACCATTTCTATATCTCTTCTTGACCGCATTGGGGTAATCATGTTGCGGCTGTTCATCATACGAGCAACGGCTCTGTATGTTGATATTTGATGCTGGTTTATGCTTCTCTTAAGACTACGACCAGGCTTTATGGATGAGAACAGTTCGTCTATAATATCCTCCCAAGTAACCTTGACCTCCTTCTTAGCAAGGGCGACACTTGCAATGTTATCGGCAGACATTGTTCCACGTTGAGAAGGCTTCTGCTTATTAGCCAAATCCTTTGGGAGGACATCGTCAATCAGCTTCCTCATAAGGGACTTGTTCTTGAGGACATTCTTCATAGCCTCATCTGCCTTAGATGCCTTGCTATCTATTGCAGTTGTATTTCGTCCCTCAGCTTTATCTATTCTTTTCGCCTCCTCGGTGCTCATGACGTGACCATTACCGCTAAGGGTATTGTTATCAGAGCCATCAATAGCATTAGAGCTGTTCTTCAGTTTGTCTGCAATCTCATCGCCTGACATCCCATCAAATTCTCCATTGTCAGAGCCTTGGCTACTGCCATTACTTCCACCGCTATTGCCCTGACCTTCACCACCATTATCACCTGAATCAGACTGACCTCCACCCTGAGAGCCATCGCCCTGCTGGTCGCTACCATCGGTTGAGTCGCCACCCGACTGAGAATTTGGGTCGCCTCCTCCATCGGACGAATCTGAACCCTGCCCATCGGGATTTACATCGCCACCGCTACTACTCTGATTGTCATTTGGGTTCTGTTCTGACCCCTGAGAGTTATCGGGCGTTTGGTTAGAATTGCTATTGGATTGGCTGTTGTTCCCATCGCCACCTTCTCCGTCAGACTCACCGCTATCGCCAGGGTCTCCACCTCCCTGACTATTATTATCCATCATCGTTTCATCAAACAAATCCTTAAGTGCGGTCTCCTCTTCCAATAGTATATCATATATGTCTTCCCAAAAAAGACCGATAAAACGCTCATCAAACAAACCGTGGCACTTTCGTGTCATACCTTCCATGCCTTGAATCTTACTACATATACCCTCAACAAGCGGATTGATTTCGTAGTCCATAGCCATATTACAGCGTTGCCTTATGCTTGGGTTTGCCATATTGTACTTAATAGGGTCTTGCTTGGCACGCTCAAAATGTCTATATAGATTATGGTATATCTCGTGGATGACTACAAATAGAGGGGCTCGTGTGTAATCTATGCCTTCAAGCTCAAGATAGAATGCTGGGTTAATAAACAAACGACCTGGCGAGGTCGCCATAGTCCTGATTGAAAAAGTGAAGTCCGTCCTTAAATTCTTCCTTATATAATGTAAGTCAGGGAGCACTCTGAATATCACTTCATCCACCCTTCTAAGTCCATGGCGAATATGCTCCATGTTGATGACCTCATTGCTATCTTTAAGAATTACATACTTAGCTGTAGTAGGGTCTATACCTGAGTTATCAAGAACTTCTTTTGCTTGGGCTGGGGTAAGTTCGTTTAGCGACTTTTTTGATGCTCTCCTCAAGTCGCTTAATTCGGAGTATATACTCATATATTATTCGTTTTATCCTCTAATCCTATTTAAGTAAGATAGCCGTACCCAATAAGTAGGATACGGCTATCTCGTTGTGTTAAACCGCCACCTCTTAGAATGGCAGGTCGTCAGTGTTTATAGACTGAGCCTGAGGCTGAGGTGCTGGCTGTGGAGCGGGTTGCTGGAAGGTTGGTTGCGGAGCAGGCTGTTGGGCTGGCTGAGCAACGGGTTGCTGGAATGATGGCTGTGGAGCAGGCTGAACCTGAGGCTGTGCATATGCTGGTTGATGATATGCAGGCTGTTGAGGTGCAACGCCTTCGTTGAAGGTTGGCGTAGGCTGGCTTCCGAACCTTGAGCCGTAACGCCCCTCCTTCAGGCGGTTCGCCTTTTCAAGCTCTGCTTGAGCGTTTACCTTAAACTGATAGTCCTTATCCGTTTGGTACTTGAGGTACTCATCAATCGCCTTACGTTCTTCGGGAGTACGCCCCTTGTATGCGAACTCGCTTGGGTCGGGAGCATCAATGGACTCAAGCCACTCTGCGTACATCGTCAGCTGGTTAATGTCCGAAGTATCAGTCATAGTTACCTGACCTCTCGTTGGGTGAACGAATGAAACGGGCATCCTATCTCCTTCCATACCCTCGTCAATGAACGCAGATGAGTCGTAGTTTGGCATATTGTCCGTACCATCCTTAAATTTCGCTTCAACAACGAAGATAGGAGCATTGACGAGGTCAAATGGATACGGACGAATTTTTGCCTTGGCGGAGAACTTACTCTGAGGGGCATTCTGAGCCGTCTGAGTTTGAGTGTCGTTTGCCTTCTTGTACTTTGAAGGAAGCTCAATACCTTGTGACTTGTACAGAATGGACAAGATAGCACGACCGAATTGATATACGAATACCTTACCTTGTCGCTCGGGGTGCTGTATATCTTCTATGACTTGGACGAGTGCGTAATATGTCTCGGTGGGAGAGTCTACGAGTTTTTGTTCCTTCTTGAGTCTTGTGCGTCTTGTGGCATCCTTCGTCAGACCCGTCTTTACTTGGTCTTCCTTCCAACGTGCCCACCAAAGTTCGTTAATCTCATCCTTTACACCTGCGACCTCGGGCGGGAACTTAATCGTTTCCGTAGGGTCGTAACTGAATTGGTTGATTTTAGCGATAATCGGAAGTTTGTACTCTCTTGTCGCAATGATATTACGAAGGAATACGGGGTCTGTATTGTTCATATCCTCAACCACGAATGGGTTTGCGAGGAATCTAAGGGCGATTGTGTACACCCCGTTGGGCGAGTTCTTGATGTCCTTGACATTGACTTTTAGGATACGAGGGTCTTCCTCCTTTGCGAAATAGTCTCTACTCCCCGTGTATGCCGAGATGTCGGGTTGCGTTACGGGTGAGGTGAACTGCTGAGCCATGTCGCTTACGCTGAATTTTGCCATGCTTCTTACTGATGTTATATTAAACTTATATTAGTGCTATCCGAAGTAGCGTACTTCGGGGCTATACAAAGATACGAATTATTTCTGAGATTTCCAAGCGTTATGATTTCTTCTTAGCCATAGGCATAATGATGTTCACACGCTTGAGGGTTGAGCCTTCTTCCTGCTCCTCTACAACCGAAGTCGCCGCAGATGACCCATTGATATTGAATGTCACCTGAGGTGATGTTAGGTTCTTCAGTAGAGATGCAAGTAGGTCAAAGTTTAAGGATACGCACTCAAGTGGAGTGTCCCCCGTGATTTCCGTTGCGTTGATGTTTTCTCGTGCAGAGTAACTGCTGAAAATATCATTACAACTTGCTACTACCCCCGACTGAGAGACGCTTAGGTCAATAAGGCGGTCTACCTTTGAGTTAGGAGATGCGACACGCTTGATGGACGATACGAATGGAAGTAGGTCTACCTTGAAGGAATTGGTCTTTGACAGCTGTTCTACGACACGTGCGTACTTGGGGTACTTAAAGTCAAGGACAATAGCCGTGAAGGTCTCGTTATCCGTTTCAAGACGGATGGTCTTGTCGTTGTAGAACAAGTGCATATCGCTACCCTCAGAGATAATCCCCGATAAGAAGATGGATGCGATATTGGCGGTAAGTACAACCTCAGACTGCTCTTCGGATGGCTGAGACAGCTTGACATCATATTGAGAGAGGACAATGCCACTCGTACCCACGATGGACATCTTGTCAGTGTGAATATCAAGGAGAACAGACATAAGTTGTGGTCTGTTCTTATCCTGACCCGAGCAAGCGAGCGCACGTTCCATACCGATAAGGAACTCTGACGGACTTTCTACGTGGATTTCCTTATATGGTGAACCGCTCGCATCAAGTAGCACATCAGGGTAGATAGATGCGTCATCCGTACCAAGCATAAACGTACCTACACCATAGTCGAGCGACAGCTGTGACGTGTCGGATGTTGAGTAGATAGTCACCTGCTCAGATGGAGCATCTGATAGGATTTTCTTGATTGCACCTGCCTCAAAGAGGAACGCACAATCGCCATCGGTAGAGTCAAGTTTGACCTTGACTGAAATGGCGGAGTTTTGATTGGAGGCTTTCACGCTTAGCGTGTCACCTTCTACGGAGAATAGGATTTTTCCGAGGACGGGCACTGCACTCACAGATGCGCTGTTAATCGCCTTGCTGACATTAACAACAGCCTTGAGCAGTTCCGCTCGGTTTACTGAAATGTTCATTTAAGCACTTAATTAGAGTGAGACTTCTTTCATCTACAAAAGTAGATAAAAAACTTCTCACTCCAAAATCGTGCTAAAAATTATTCGTTCTTGTTGTCGTATGAAGCTCCGTCTCCATCCACGCTCATTGCGTCAAGGACGATTTCGTGCTCGGATAGGACATACAATGATGGTGGTGCATCAGACCCGACTTCCTTACCGAAGAATGAAAGCAACGCTTCTTCTCCGCCTTTCTTCTTCGTTAATGGCTTAGCAACTAACTTAGCACCTGACCAAGGGTTTGAAGAGGAGTAGGTTGTACGACCGAAGCTACCATCGTCAAGAGGGTCAGAGTCTCCGTAAAGAGACCCTCCACTCCCATAAGAAGAAGAGCCATCTACACCACTTCTTGAAAACGAAGCATCCTTCAGAATATCATCACGAAGGGTAGACCTCGACCTCATCCCGTGCTGAGCACCCCTGAACTTTGCCATCACAGAAGGTGACAGAGACCCCGAACTTGGGAAGCTATGATTGGATGAAGTGTATGAAGCGAACTCATTCCTTGTGCCTCTATACTCTAAGTGGATATGCGGTGCTGTTCCGTGATTAGGGTCAAGCGTCCAAAGACCGAAGCGAGCGAGCAGGGGGTCAGTGAAGATAGCATTAACCAAATCATCTGCACCTCCAACCCTACAAGATATATCCACAGCCATACTTACGTAGTGGTAAGAACGTGAAGCGTGCTTATCTCCCGTTGTAGAAGTAATAACGATTTGGTTTTGTATCTCCCTTGGAAGAGACGAGAAGTACTCTTCAAAGGCAACGTGAAGACGACTAAATGAAAGACCTGCCTTAGCCCTCCATTTCCAATTCCCCCTACTTACGGGTTTAGAGTAAACGCCACCTCTTACAGAACCTATGTACTCATCCCTATTGGGGTCAGACATAGACATAGCAGGGAACATCGGTTTCTTCGGTTGTTGCTCCGCTGTTTCAGTCGTTGGGTTGCCAAGCAACACTTCGTAGTTTGCCATTAGCCCATCTTCTCTCTTCTTCAGAAGTGTCTTGTATATCGAACTCTGCTTAATGGTATCGGTTATGCCATCGTTAGCCAAAGCCTTTTCCGACTCAGTGAGTACGTTGGAGTAGTCGGGTACATTATGGATAGGGTGCTTGGTTACGTGAACGCCACCGAACGTAAGGAAGAAGAATGATACGAACTCATTGTAATTAACGAGCTTATCAACATCGCTCATCGTCTTCGGTGGGCTGACCCTTCGTGGTGGTATATATTCTTGGTTGAGAAGACGCTTGAACTCTGATTGAGATAGCACCTTCTTGTTAAGTGGATTAGATATATTTTTCTTGCTCATATAAAAAAGGAGAACCCCTATGTCTGATTTAACATAGGGGTTCTCTTAAGTTACTTGTTATACTTGAATTTCGTTATTCCTTAACGGCTATGTTTGCATCAAGTATGTTAGAAATTACTTCTTCTACGATTGCACCATCTGTTACATGTTGCATAAAGTCATCTCGTTCCTTGATATTCTGACCGAATACACCATTAAGGATGATAGCACCAGCGAGATAGCCCTTCCTGATACCCGTATCCATTCTTTCATCCATGTCAGGAATAGGAACTTCTGTGATTTTCCTTCTTTCCTTTTCCTTCCACAAGTTATTATAATTATCATCATATGTAGTTGGAACGCAAATCAGAGGCGTTAGAGCCCATTTAGTGTCGGCAAATTTCGTTATGGACTTCTGTCCTTTCTCAAGTTGTTCTGAGTCTAATATAGCCGCAGATGGGGCAAGACCAAGGATTAAGCATACTGAAACGATGCCACTCAAAACGTCTGAAATAAACACAGATGCCTGCTGTTTGTTTGACATACTGCTTGCAAGGCAAACGAGGTTGAACCATTGAATAGGCGATATAACATCATCTATGTCATTCAGCTTCTTGCCATTTTCAACAGATGCGACATTCTTGAATCTATCCGTAATTGAGTATTCCTTACCAACGGAATCCGAAATTTGGTCTTTCAGCTTCCCGAATGGGTCTACACCATCTACCTTTGATACGTCAAGTTTGAACTTGATTCCGTTCTCCTTGAGGATAGCAACAAGTGCAGTGTAAGCCGCCGCTTGGATATTGTCGCTACTGATACCAAGCGTTTCTGCGCTAAATGAATACTCCTTTGCTTTAGAGTCTCCTTCATCGCCAACCACAATCTTGTGCATACCACTAAATGGAAGAGTTTTCTTTTCAGTTCTTCCACCTCCAACAGACACTTCACGCTCAAGACCATCAATGATAGGCTTCACGAGATACTCCGATAGTGGTGTAAACGAAATAACACTTCTCTCATTGGAGAGGAGGTAATGGGTATTCTTATGGTATTTGGACTTCTCGTTTTCTACGTCAAAGAACATATCATAGAGCTTCGGTATATTCTCACCGCTAACCTCTACGAACTCCCCGTTTTTGTATAGCGTAACAGCCTCTCTTTCATCGTCGGTGTATTCGTCTTCTGTCTTACCCTTGAGCCTTCTATCAATCGTATAGATTGACTTTTGGAAGAACTTGATGAGAGAAGTGTTGTTCAGACCAGCCTTAAACTTAGACTCGCTGAATTGGCGATACTGACGAAGACCCTGAGCAATAAACTCAGCCGCATCAAAGCCTCTTGTCGCATTGGTCAGCTCCTTGACCTTTTCAACATATTCTTCAAACTCTTCATCGGTCAGAAGACCCCCCTTGAGTTCTTCGGCGCTTCTGTTTGTGAGTGCGGGCTTCCCATAAAGGTCTTGGTATATGTCGCTCTTGATAAGCACATCTCTCCAAACACCATAGTCTGAGAAGTTTCTGACAGAAGCTGGTCGTACAGTACCCTTGCCAGAAGGGTCTTCTGCTAACTGCTTATATTCGTGACGCTTCTTAACATTATCCATGGCTACGTTTTCATCACCGATTACACCCAAAAGGAAACTGCTATTACCCGTTGATGCCGATTGAAGAACAAGCTCCATTTCGGGTGGAACATCTTCGCCAGCCTCTTCGTATTGGTCTCGTACAAACTTCACACATTCATCGATGTCAGGGACGTAATTGAAGTGGATGAATCGGTCATACATAGCCGTATCCCAATTCGTTTTTACACCATCACCAATTCTGTTACCAGCACCAACCATAGCCCATTGAGTCCCGAGCCTATAACGACCATCAAGCTCCCTCGTTTGAAAGAACGTCATACATACGTTTAGAACATCTCTTCCTGCTCTTGACAGCTCGTCAAAGAATAAGATACCACCACATCCTGTTCTTTCGTACCCACGATTTACAGCGTCATTTCTCCTCAGAATTTGTTCCTTAGTACCATCCGTGAAGTTAAACAGAGGGAGTTTTGAAACGGGAACAGAATGAGCCTCCTGAGCGATAAGCCCATCATACTCCTTCACAAAACCTTCATCGTCTATATATGTCGCAGGCTTTTCTGAGATTGTAAGTACGGAAAGGGATTCAGGAGTACACTTGGAAAGGTCAAAGTCAATCATGCCATAAGTCCTATCCCTTACAACACCATCAACCTTTACGGGAGGGAATAACTCTTTGTTCTTCTGAATCCAATCCTGAATTATAAGACGAATACTCCTCGTTATACCCGTCTTACCCGTTCCAGGAAGACCCCAAATCATAGGGATGGTTTGAAGACCAGCATTTTTTCCACCAGCGATATTCTTAGTTGTAAGTAGATTGTTCTTCTTTATGGCATCTATTTCGTCCTGAGTCAAGACTTCGTTGTTAGCCTCCTTCTTCTTGCGAATGCCATCAATGAATACCTTGTCGTAGTCCCAAAGTGGGTCATTCTCAATGTTGCTGTTACCTCTTCTCAGATACCCCTCAAAATATGGTATTAGGTAGCTATGGAGACCTTGGACACCATAGATATTAGGGAAGTCGAGGTTCTCCGTTTGAGCTGTCGGGCTCTCCTTGGCTTCGTTGATTCTCCTTTTCCTAAGAGCATTCTTGATACGTCTTGACTCGTAAACGTCCTTTATTCTGCGCTCTTGCTCAGACTCATTGATAGCACCAACATCGTAAAGGGTATCAATGAATACCTGCTCCGCTACGATATTGAGTTCTTCGGGGTTCATTTCATCTTTCATCCCCTTCAATTTCATAGCATAGTAATTAACATATGCCTTAGCTTGTGACTCTGTGGACTTTTTCTCCTCAAAGACCTGAGCATCACCAAAAGTCTCTCCTGATACGACTTCACAAATACCATAGCCCTTTACACCACCAGGAATGTCACCATCGTTTACATCTACGATAATATTCTCCAAGGTTACAGCAGGTACGATTTTGCTATCATCGTCAGGGTCAATAGCAAATTTCTTACCACTGACCATCTTGACGACCTTCTTGATAAACTTCTTTGCGAAGTTCTTTACTTTGTCTACAGCATCTGAAAAAACGCCCTCATTCATATCGTGAACTCCGTTAATATCAAACACTCGACCTCTGTCGTCTAAGAAGACACGGGTATTATGTATTCCTCGGAAGATGCGTCCATCATCTGCTCCAACAGAGCACTTTTGAGTAGATTCATTTACAGCCCTAATATGACCATAAACTTTTTCCCCATTCCCGTCACGCAACCACACTCGTGTGCCTTGACTAAGTTTGTTTTCTTTGTTTGTCATGTTATTTTGAATAGCTATTCTTTCTCTCACTCGTATTTTATTCCTTTGTTTAACACTGCCATCTTAGAGGTCTCAACAAGGACTTCGCAAGCCCCAGGAGACGATGGCATCTTTGCATCAATGAGTTTAGCCATAGAAGAAAGGAGTCTCATTAGAGCCTGACCATTCACGGCATACTCATTGGGTGTTTGCCCTTTTATAGTTGTTAGATGTTTCCCACCGATAGACACGTTATCAGCGTGCAGGGTTGCGTTGTCGTTTGAGTCGCCTCCGATATTGATTGCGCCATTAGACACAATGTTTATCTTGTCACCGATAAGCTGTATGGCAGATTGGTTGTTTGCGTGGATGATGCTAATCATCCCATCGGGAGACAGCTGTATCTCGCTACCCTTGTACTGAAGATGAAGTCCTCGGTTGGGTTGGAAGAGAACGTAGACCTCGTTGGCCTTATCGTACATAAGGACTTGGCTGTCCACGTAGTCATCACCAATCTCCTCAATAAGGTCTGTATCAACATCGCTGTATGCGCTGTATTCAGGGTTGAAGATTGAACCACCCGTGAATGTAACGAACACACGAACACCTACCTTAGGAACTGAGATAGCCCCCTGACCATTCCCAGCGAAGGAAGGAGAGGATGCAGGCTTAGCCCAAGGCAGAACATCATCTTCCATATTGGTCATAAGATGTTCTACCCTGACCCTACAATGACCAGCCTTCTGCGGGTCTTTGTTGTCTACAACGTATCCTACGTATTTTCCGTTAAGCCCTGCCATACCTTATTTTAGATATAGGTTACATACGACACCTCTACGGGGAAGAAGTTTGGATTGAACAAGACGACCGCTGAATGGAAACCATTTCGCATGCTCAGAAGGTTGTCCACTGCTCCCAAGCAGGAGTAGAAGTCACCAATCGGTTGCCATAGGTTGTTTGCTCCAACGAACGCCATATACTCACGGACAGAAGAGAAGTTCTTGTACGAAGCGTCAATATCATTATCCTCTTCGCCCTTCTCGTCAGGGTTGATATATAGCTCAATAAGATTTCCGTCTTGGTCTTCCGTGTATACACCATTAAGTGCGCAGGTTAGCCCCTGATTAGTGCATACCTCAATGTAAGCTCTCCCGTCTGCCGTGTACTTGACGAAATCAACGTCAGAGGTAAAGTCCTCCATATTGGATATGTCAATGCAGTTGGATGAAAGCGACCTCCACTGAGGAAGCGTTGCCATCATCACCGACTTCATATGTTCCTCCACAGCGGTATCGTTGAACATCGGATATGCAGGGCGGATAATCACACCCTTGTATGCGCCATTAGGATATTTCATAAACGAAATTCGTCTTGACACATCCTCTTTGAGAACACTCTTCTTGAATGTCTCTTCAACGCCATAGGGCACATCAAATGGCGAGTTGGGATACTCTTCCGAGATGTAATGCTCGTAGATACGAACGCCCATAACCTTGAACTGATACCCCTCTTCGCTTGAAGAGAATACGAGGTATGCCGTCTCGCCCGTATTACCCATTGGCTTTACGTTGTGCATCTCATTGACGCACGAACGAATACGTTCTTCAAGGGAGATGCCAAACGTAGCATCCATCCTCTTCTTGAAACCACAGCAGTCCGTAGCCTTGAGGTATTCAACACCTACTGAAATGGGGACTGATAAGCAGGAAAAGAACTTGTTAAGGCTTGCGATAGAACCACCTGCATCTACACCTCGGAAGACGAGACGGGCGGAAACGGGCTTGCCTACAATATCCTTTAGGACTATATCAACCTCAATATCAATAGAGTGAGCGAATGCGCCCTTGTACAGCTCCTTTGTGTTTACATTGGCGTACTTCTTGTCAAGGGTGAAGTAGTACTTAGCCTCCCTCTCTCCGTACGTCATAGCAGGGACAACAGCAAATTCACCTGCCCCCAAATTGATTGTTGATGAAGATAAAGACGTGTATCCTGAGAAGATGTCTCCAACGGGAATTAGCTTCTTTGACTCAGCATCGTTCTTAGCTACGACATTGTCATCAAAGAATGTAATACCCTTATCGCCACCTCCCAAGCCACGACAGATAATCCCCGACTCTATAAAACGAGACTTAGGGTTCTTGTAGTACTTTGCAATGGCATCAGTCTTCTTCATTCTTCACTACCCTTTCTTTGGTGAGAGACGAGCACGCACGATTTCATCAAAGACACCTCTGATGACCTGAGCGACAGCATCGTTCTTGATTTCCTTCTTGGTGAGAGCGGAGATTTCCTTAGCAAGCGTCTCAGACTTTTCGCTCAGTTCATCCTTGTAGAAGGCTGACATCCATTCGCTGATATTCCCCTTGACTTCGGAAATGATGTAATTCTTAATGCTCTCGTTACTACTCTTCTCGCTGAGCGTGTATTCGTTTTCAAAAAGGTACTTACGACCAACGGCATTAAGACCCCTCTCCGAACTCCACATCTCTCTGACGAGTGACGCAATGTGCGCACGCTTCTTTTCGGGTGCGGTCTTCAGGTTAGCCTTAGCCCCGACACCCTCGTTGAAGCAAATAGCTTCAAGAAGAATCTTGCGCTCATTGTCAATACGCTGAAGCTCCTTCGTCATGCAAGACTTCTTGGCTTCATTTACGGCTTGTTCAAACTTTTTCATCTATTGAATAATACTTTTTTGTTTATCAATGATATATTAGATTTAGCTGAAAATTTCGTCAGTGAGTTTTATCTCTTCTCCCTTCTGTATATCGGAGAGAGCACGGACATAGGCTACCTTTCTCGTGGGGTTGAAATCCATCCAAGCATTTCCCAGCTGAGAGTGCTGATACTGCATTATATTCCCCATAGGGTATCCATACACACGACCTGGGATTAGCTCTACTGCAATCTCCCTCAGCGTAGGGCTGAATAAGTCTTCACGGGAGAAGACTTGCACCTTTGCAACCTCAATGACATCGCCCTCTCGGAACTCGGTCATAGAGATAACCTTGTCCTTATCCTCATCGTAGTAGATAAGCCCAATACCTCTTCGGTTGCCATATACAACGATGCCCTCCTTATCAAAAAGACTACTCATCTCCTCGTTCCTATACCTAACAAGCTCTTCGTTCTCATCGGAAAGGTCAATCAGCTCGGACATAAGTACAGACTCAGGATTGTAATCTCGGTATTGCACATCCTCGTTAAACTTCACCTTAACAGCTTCCGACATCACCTTAGACATCTTCCAAGCCTTATATACCGAAGAAAGCTCCGCACTCGTTATAGACCCTGAGAGAATACGACCAACCTGCTTTTCCCAAACCCTCCAGCTTGCCTGAGCAAGGAGGAAGTTATCAAACAAGGAATATACAGACTGAGGAGTGAACTCGTGAGGTCCAACCATCTTCTTGTTTAGGAGTTCAACGACATAGTCGGATTTATGGCTTAGGGCTTTAAGGGCTGACATCCTAAAACTCTGATAGGTGATATATTCAAGGTCTTCGTTGAACCTTCCGATATACCCATCAATCTCGTCAAAATCCTTTTGAGACTTGATAGCCCTGAGCAACGATTTAAGCCCGCCTGCATCGTTGAACTTTCTTAGCGTAGACTCAAACTCCTTCGCCTTTCGTGCGAACTCAACAACCTCGTGGTATGGAGGAAAGCCATCGTCTTCAATCTCCATGCCGTAAGAAGTTGGGTCTATGTAATGCCCTACGGAGTTGTATATATCCCTAAGGGTGTTATACCTTACGATTTGGTCTCTAAGCTCCTTCTGTTCTCTTGCGTTCATCGTTATTTCTCCTCCTTAGGCATTGGTATATACATCTCCTGCTTGTCTCCGCTTTCGTCAAGCGTGAAGGCGAGGACGACATCGTTGCCATTCTTATCGGTGCTTACCGAGAATGTGATACCTTCCTTTGTTACATTGGTTGGGATATAGTAGGTCTTTCCATCAACCTTGAGGCTAACAGCCTTGTCAAACTTCTCCAATGTAGGTAGACCATCTTCCTCCTTCTTGCCCTCACTTCCGATAAGGCTTTTAATCATTCTGCCATCGTCTGCAAGGATTACTACGTTTGAGTAGAAGTGGTAGAAGAATGGGTACACCACTCCCTTAATATATGCAAGTGTGGTGCATATCGTGTTGATTATATCTTCCTTTAGATTTTCATCATCACCTACTGCATTTTCAATATCATCTATGATATTCTTTGGTAAGTTACCAAGTCTGAAGACACTTTCATACACATCGGTATCCTCCGAGTCAAGTTCAAGAGACGAGATACTACCACCGAGTGACATTGGGTGGTTGAGTGCCCTTGAAAACTCTTCTTCAAATGGGGTGGCTTCGTCTGTCATGACCATTCCACGAATGCGTGCAATAACCTTATCCTGCAAATCATCAGACACTCGTGAGGTGACAAGGTTGTCCTTCATCAGGATGATTGACATAATGATTGAACGCTTTGCCATCTGCACGATGACCCACATGAACTCACTTACCTTCTCCTTGTACTTCTTCCTCGCTTCTTCGTCATCAAAGTCAATCGTAGAAGCCATTTGGAGCAACTTGTAAAATGACGTGAACATCTTGTCTTTACCACGAAGCTCAAGGGCACTTTTAAGCACAATCAATACGACTTCATCAAAATTTGACCCATTTATCGTTCTTGAAAGGCTTAAAATCTTTTGGATTTTACCATAGGTAAGTTTCTCATCTGCCATCGCCTTGCCATTAGTTGCCATATACAAGGCATGGGTCATATCATAAACGGCTGGTGAGTAAGCCTCTATTCTGTCAAGTATTTCTTTATTCCTGCTCATCGTTAGTAGTCGTTCTTATCTTTGTCGTCACCATTCATTCCTCTCAGTCCATTAGCAAGACGTGTAACGAAGTCCTTAAGGTTCGACTTGTCTATCTTGACAGAATGGCGAGATGAAGTTTGCCTACTCTGTTCTGCGCTTGGCTGTGATTGGGTTGCAGGTTGTTCTTGCTCTACATTATTATCGTCATCATCATTCCCTTCTTGGTCGTCAAAGTTCAGAGTGATATTTTGCGAAGATGAGGTATTGCCATTGTACTTCTTCCTGAATGCGTCTATACCATTAAAAATGATATTCTTTCTGCCTATGGATTTTTCATTCTCACCTCGGTACTTCAAAAGGGTTAGCATAATAGCAAGACCAGCTGTATCAATGAAGTTTACGATTTCAAGGTATTCTTCACTTTGGGTGAAAAGGTCAAGTACGATGTCTTCTACCTTGTCAAGACGTACGAGCCTTTCCTCAATGAAGTCCTCAAACATTCGTCCCTTGTCTCGCTCGCTAACACGTGAGTCAAGCTCAGCCATCCATTTATATAGGTACTTACTCTCGCTATCGTCTACCTTAGATATAAGGTGGGCTACCCTCTTTGAAGTTTGCTTCTTAAAGTTGTCTATGATTAGCTCCACGCTCTTCCTCAGCTTCCCCGTTTCAGGAGACTCTTCAAATCCATGGAGGTCTTCAAACGAGAAGGAATCAAACCCTCTCCTTCCATAGCTGAATACATCGTCAGAGTTACTCCTTGAGGTAATCATCATAGCAATTCGCTTTGGAGAGTAGTCTACACCATAGTTCTTAGCGAGCTTGCTCACCAAGTTACTTGCAGATGCGAGAGTGGCATTACCCTTATTGTTGCGTGGGGTCAAGAACTTATCCTTTGATGTCAGCACGGAGTGAAGGTTGGGTTCTTCAAGGAAGATACCCTTCTCCCCAAAGAGAGCATCCTTCGTTTGCTTCAGGTTCTCCGAAGCGTACTTCTTATAAAGGAATAGGAGACCGATTATAGAGCCTGCGTGCTTCTTTATCGCCTTATTAGGATTAGCCGAGTACGTATCCTCCACGTACCTCTTATACAGATTAACATCCAACGAAAGACGACCTTTGCCCTCCGCCATAGCCTTCTTGACAATCTTGTTTTTACCGAATACGGCAAGACCCGAAAGCGTATCAAGGAACTTAATGAAGGAATGCTTTGTCGTTACCTTAGAAATCCAGCTCGTTGATAAACGCCCCATATCTTTCATAAGGTGGATATAGCTATCAACGACCTCCGTTCCAATGACACTCTTGGCTTCCTTCTCGTCAATTCGCACTATATCTTTGTCATCAAAGTTCATCTTTTTTGCGTACATAGTATTCTATGCTCGTATTTAGGACTATATTGAAAAGCGAAGTCGTGCTACTCTCCCGAGCGACACGACCTCTAACAACTAAACTAAAATCAATCTAAAAAATCCTATAATCTCCAAAGTATTATAGTATGGCTATTTTTCTACTATAAAAAAGGCGAGGCGACTTTCCCAAGCCACCTCGTCGCACATCATTACTTCTCTTATGAACTACACTTCTACCGACTGCTCCCGAGCGTGAATAGAGCATGATTGATTACGTCCACCATCAACTCATCGCTGTAGGGTATCATCGGTTTCAGAATAGTTGGGGGTTGTGGGTTAAGCAAGTCATTTGATTCGTTTAACTTCACAATAATGGGGTCTATGCGGTCGGTAATGCCATACACGTTACGCATCATCCACACATATAGATATATCTGCATCGTGAACTCATTGAGCTTAGTGCTCTCGTATCCGAGCATAGGTCCAAGCATATTCTGAAATGAGTTCGTAGTTGAAATTTCCTTGTTGGTCTTCCAATCAATCAGGACAAGACGCTCACCTTGTCGTAGAATGCAGTCTGCACGTCCCAGTATGCCCGTGTTCGGGTCGTGCATTGGGACTTCCGTTCCCATCAGTTCCCAATCGTGACCATCAAGGATACGGATGAACTCAAAGAATGAATTAACGTGACCGAGGTATTCCCTCCCGTATTCCTTTTCAAAGTCACCGACATTGACAGCCCGCACGGCACTTTCAAAAATCTCTCGCTGAACGTCAATGCTTGGAGCAGGGAAACTCATACGGGAGAAGAAATACTGAATAGTCATATCAACCCTTCTGCCTATAATCTTAGAATGCTCTCCACTGCGTTCCCACATTGCACGAATGTCCTCAGCGGACTGACCAAAGTACTTTCCCGAGGGGTTGTCGTAGTCTCTCAGGGACAACTTCTCAGACATTCCAATGGCATCAAACGGCTCGTTTAATGTGCTGATGATTTTGTATACGGGTACTGAGTCTCCTCCGTTCTTGAAACCTCTTGAGTTGATTCCATTGGCGGAGTTTATATCTTTGATTCGCTCTATGATACTTGCGATATTCTCCATTGCTTTCGTTTTAATGCGGTTAGAAATACCATTACACTGCAAATATACGAATAAATATGACATAACACAAATTTCACAAGATAATGCCCGTAATTGGCTCTACAACACCTCCTTCAGCACCAGGAAATAGCTTGGAACAGCTGATATATTCAATGAACTCCACCCTTGGTGCTTTCTCAAGGGAGGTGGGGGAGCTTAGCGTCTCTACCGATAGGTTGTCGGATAAAGTGGATAACCTTGGAGACCAAATAGAATTACTCTCCGATAATCTTACCAAGATGTCTATCAGCGGAGATACTTCGGGATTAGGTGTAACCACAAGCACAACAAGACAAATAAACGGGGCTGTATTAGACCCTGCTTCGGTGAGCATCCTCGCCACGCTGAGAGCGATGGAGACGATTGATGCGAAGAAGCTATCAACGTGGAAGATAATCCCCGTTAATATGCTTGCAGGTGTCATAGAGAAGATGGCTGGTGCGCTGGCTAAGGTTGGTACGTTTGATACCGAGAAGATGCGCAATGGTGCGCTCGCAGTGAATACCCTGACGCAGTCGCTGAAGGATATGAATGCAAGCATTCCTCTTATGGCTATCGGTATCGGTTCTATGGTGATGCTCACGAGGTATGCTTCTGCCGAGGAGATTGCTATTGGTGCAGGTATCGCTACGGGGATGCTCCTTGCGCAAAGTGGTATCCTAATAGCACTAAGTCATCTTGCAGGTAAGAAGGGTGAAGATGCTCTTACTGACGGAGCGAAGGCGATGCTTTATGTTAGTGGGTCTACTGCCCTTATGAGCCTTGCCGTCCTTGCGAGTGCGAAGATGTTTGAGACCATCGGAGGCTTTGATATGGACAAGGTCAAGTCAGGTGGTATCCTTGCAGGTGAGATAGTAGGGTTCACTTCGCTTGTGTTCCTTGGTCTCGGAAAGCTGATGAAAAGCCACGAGGTCGTCAGCGCACTAATTGGCGTTGCTGGTGTAGCCGCTTCTATATATGCCTTTGGTGCTGTAACCAAGTATTGGGGTGAAACGGCTCTTTGGATGCACGAAAACAAAGAGGCTGTAACAAGTGGCTCTTTGGTTATGGGTACGATAGTAGGAAGCATATCTGCCCTTATTGGTGGCATTGGTACTCTAAGTACACTTAGTGGAGGTATTGGCGCACTTGTGATAGCTGGTGGCGAATTGCTTTTGGCTGGGGTCTTTGGTGTCATTCATTACGCTTCTACGTCTATGCTCTCCTATGGGAAGTCCATGATGCAACTCAACGAGATTGACAAGGGTCTCAAGAGCGTAGGAGGTATATCAGGGATGTCATCAAGGATGACGGGATGGCTTGCTGGGTTCTACAAGGATTTTGCTGGTATAGCTGGTGAAGTTGCTTCATTGGGCAATATGGTAGCGATTAGCCGTTTTGCTGATGGTCTCATCGGAAGTAAAGGCATACTAAAGGTTGCTTCAAACTTCCTTGACGTGATAGATAAGATGTTCAATATGAAAATCTTAGTCGGATTTGAAAAGGGTTCGTTCTACAACAAACCAAAGTACAAATCTCTATCTATGGCTTGGAATGAAATGCCCAATGCAGGTGGCGTGCTCGGTAGGGCTATATCAGGGTTTGCCTTTGCATTATACAACGGACTGAAGGATGTAAACTCCAAGGAGTTCCTTGATAAGACAGCTGATATATCCAATGCTCTGATGGGCGAGTTTAAGTTTGGCTTTGGTCACGCTGGCGCACTTTCAATGGCAGGGAAGTTTCTTGATGTCATCAACCAGCTTGGTAATATGAAGATTATCGCTTCCATTGACGAGTATGGCAACACCAAATACAAACCGCTCTCGATCAATATGGGTAAGATGGGCGAACTTGGTGCTCAGCTCGGTAATGGAATAGGTAGCTTCGTGAAGGAGATGGCTAAGCACCTATCTGCCGACCTAAAGCAGGAAGCCGACAATATGAAGTATATCGCCCAAGCGATGGTTGGTGATACCTGGAGTCTGAGTTCCCTGATTGCAGGAAAGGACGCTGGTCTACTTCCCGTCATCACGGGTATCGTAGACATTATACAACGAATAGCAAGTGGTAAGTTCATCGCTTACGACAAGGAAGGAAATCCCAAGCAGGTTATTGAGGCTAAGGTTAAGGACTTTGCTGGTACGGGCATTGAGCTTGCTAAGGGCATCGGAGGCTTCATCAGAGGTCTCGCAAATAACCTGAAGGATGATATTGACGGGGTAGACTTCGGTAAGCTCATCAAGCGAATGGGTAAGGTTGGCGAAGTCCTTGGTGATGAAGATGATGGTATCATCAGTATCGTAGAGCGTATTGGACGTGTTGGTGCTAAGGCGAGCTGGAATGCCTTTGTAAGGTTCAGGGATATGGCGATGAGCGTCTTCTCTACCATCTCATCAACAGCTCACCTCTTCAGCGAAGCAAGGAAGAACCTATACGATGATATTGAGGATGTCGTAGACGATATGGATGACACGATGGGGTACTTCACTAAAATCGTCAAGAAGGTAGAGAAGTTCGGAGACCTTGATACGTTCAAGAGTACTCTTTATGCCAAGCACACGATGGGTGGCTTAAAGGAATTACTCAATGATACGTTTAAGACATTCGGAGAAAAGCACACGAGTGAACAGCTGAATGGTCTGATAATGAACTCCAAGGAAACGCTGAAGGCTATTGCTGGCGAGACTGACGGCTGGTGGGCTGGTAAGACGGATGGTCTTATTGACGTGATGATAAGGGCGGTCGTTAAGACGGAGAAGCTCAGCGCACGTGAAGAGGTTACATTCAAGAACGGAACTCAGTTTAAGATTGCCCAAGCCATTGAACACCTTGACCAAGCTCTGATGAAGAATGCAGGGGAGAGGGAAAAGACACTTGACAAGCTGACCAAGAAGCTCAACGATGCCGCTAAGGCTATGGCTAACCTTTCCGAGTCTGCCGACAAGCTCGGTGGTCTTGATAAGATTGGCAACCTGAGTGGAGTGGCGATGAGCGATGGCAAGAACCATGCAAGCTCTCAAAACGGAAGAAATGTAACAAACGTAAATATACCATCAACTATGGTCGTTCGCCTTGACAACGCAAGTATAGGAGCAATCAACGAGGCGATTAGAAATAATATAATCTTAATACTATCTGAAAAATAGCAGAAGGGGCGCAAGACTAAAAATCCTGCGCCCCTTACTTTTATATCAGATTATCAATTTCTCTCACCCGTCCTTCTCGTCCTCTTGGCAGATAGGTAGGTATCTTCGGGGAAGTCATTACCGCCATTGCCGTCGTCACCGATGCAAAGCGTTGTCAGACTACGTTCTTCCCTCTTTATCTCACCCAAGAAACGTGACCCCTTCGGGAAGACGACCTTGTAATCCTGCATTGCAAGACCTGAGCCATAAGAGGCATAAGGAAGAAGCTGAGACTTGATAAGCCCGTCACTTACTTCACCATAACCCGAAAACTTTCCTTCCTGCGTCTTATACATATTGTTAAGCCCGTAGAAAGTGGTATCATAATTGTCCGTTAGGTCATAAGCCTTACCATCTGATGTTGTACCGAATGTTTCAGCACACAGCCCGAAGATAGCGTCCTCGTACTTTCTGTGGAGACGCTCAAATCGTGCGTTGTTAGAGAACTCAGAGACCTTAACACCATACGTAACTTCTTCATTGGAAGAAAGCGAACGTGCTCTCCTTGGTCTACGTGGAACGTCACCCGCATGTTCTCTTCTATCATACCAGCTATCATCACTCGTCAAGAAGTCATCGCCAGGTTCAGGCTGAGGTATAGCAGGCAGAGTATCGGGATTTTTCATTTCCCAATCATCTATAATTCTCGTGAACATCTCAACATGTGCTGGAACGGGTCTGAACGCATCATCTATATCAAAGTTCGCCCCTTCAGTGTCCCTGAACCTAAACTTAGTTGTAGGCTCATCAAGCAGATTTCTACCTTCTGCGTACTCCTCGTTGAAGTTATGCACCTCATTAAGATGAAGGTTGAACGAAACAGAAGGCATTGCCACAGATGAAATATAATCACCTTCACCTGCACTTGACGTAACGTCACCATTGATAGCCCTTAGTCGGAAGTTATGCTGGATAGTCATCTTATCCGAAGCTCCCATAGAAAGGAAGTTCATCACGTTGTAGCTATCATCAATCATAACGTCAAATCTATCAAGAGACCCATCAATAGGTTCAACGTGGAATGACTTGACCATACTATTGAATGACGTTGGAACAAGGTTAGCTCTCATCGGAGTGGATATGAGCCTACCTTCACCGACCTTCCTCAGGATACTATACCCGCACTTATGGTCATTAAGATACATAAGTGGAACTTCCGTTGGAACGATTGAGATGCGTTCGGTTATATTCAGAAGCTCAGCGTTCGTGTCAGGTCTGTATATGTTTTGTCTCTGTATGCTTGGATATACGTGGTCTTTTTCAACGTGCCTCATGCTATACTTCTTAGCAAGAATCATACGTTCAAGAGGACTGATAGCATTTCGGTAAACCGCCTCAAAGTGGGAGATGCTACCCGTAGTATCAAGCTCGTCTGAGACCTTAAACTTGTCATTCGTGAGAGGGTCTCTTTCGTAGTTCCAATCTCGTGCGGCTTTGTATATTGGAGAGTATTTCCCGTAGTTTTGACCACGCTCTTCCATCACGCTTGATTCAGAGTCTGTAAGCTGATACTTAACGAAGACCCCTGCGTGACCTTGCTTAACGACATAGCTATTCTCCGACTCGGGCGTTGGAGTTGGAACACCTACCGATGCTCCATTCTTATGGAATACCCTCGTCTCAACCTGAGCGTTTCTGTACATAAGGGTATTAAGTGAATACCCGTTATTCATAAGGTGAACGTCAGTGAAGGCTCTCCAAGCGAAGTCCGAAAGAACCATTGAGCTAAGCTGTTCCTTGTAAGGCGTTGAAGTCTTATCGTAGAATGCCCCACGATTAACGCCATCCTTATACCCCCTACTTGAGAACGAATAAGACTTAATAGCGATAGCGTTATCCTTTGTGTCAGGTGTATAGACAAGCGGATTAACATTCGCCATATTGAAGTCGTAGAATGGCTTTAGCTTTTCACTTCCAGCCAAGAAGGCATTAGGAAGAGCATAGCTGTCCTTAGCATTATGTGCGCCAAGGAAGTAGCCAAGGCTCTTTATCCTACCAAGGTCAAACAGCATTGAGCTTCGGTACTTTGCCGTCTTCATCTCCTCTGCCGTTTCAAGGGGCTTTCTATCCGTGAACGTCAAGAACCTTGAGTCAAGGGCTGTGTTCAGCTTATCGTTGTCAAAAGACCCTGATGACGTTGGCTTGTATGTAGAGAAAGCATTGGACGTATTGAAGTAGTAGAGATTAGAACCGCTCTTGCTTTTGAATATCTCCGTCACAACGTGTGGGTACTTACCACCACCCCATTCAACTTGGTCGGAGTCGTAGATACTACCAACTACAGAGTTACACGCAAGGAGGAACTGAATGTCATACCTTCTCGCAAGACCCGTATGAGGGACGAGCGAGTTGAAGTCAAAGTTATCGTTAATCGCCTTGCGATAGTTCATCCTATCAATAGGAAGCCTATCTACCATTGTACTACCCTCAGAGTATCCAAGGTCATTGGTATCCTTTAGAAGGAAGTAGAGAGGACTCTTAATCCCGTGCATGTCTGCATAGGACTTATGATAGATTGATTTCGCTTTGGCGTTAGCAAGTATTGACGTAAGCTCCTCCCTCGTAAAGTTGTCTACCGAGCTTTCGCTCTTGACGTACGACATCCCATAGATGACGTTGAACTCCTGGGGTTCAGAGTAGGTGTACGTAATACCATTGTCTTCGCTCATAGCGATACGAAGGTAGATGACGTGCGAACCTCTCTTTGCGTATGGGATAAACGTAGATAGGGCTGGCTCAATCTCGTAGGTGACGTACTCGCTGTCATCGCTCTTAGCGACAATCTTAGCCTGCTCGTCACTCGCAAATTTCCACACAACCTTATTCGTGGAGAATTGTATCTTGAACAGAGGGGTGGTAGGTGCTCCTAAGAGCACCTCTTCCTCCTCCTTTATATTTTTCTTCTTTGCCATATCTTTTGCCTAATTCTTCTTTACTTTGACCTTCAGGGTGATATTTGCCATTGGAGACCCACTGACGAGGAGGTATGGGTCTTCTCCAAGTTCTTGTGGGGTGATGTAGTCACCTTCCTGAGCCTTGTAGATGGATGGGTTGGTATCCTTAGTGTAAGACCTACCAAGTACCGACTTGTCTGCCTTGTACGCCTTTTCAAGGACAACTGACTTGGTAGCAGGAGTTACGGGCTTTTCGGTGTTACCCTTTGCCTCATAGGTTATCGTAAACCAACCCTTATATCCTTCCTTAGGTGCGAACTCATTTGCATCTACGCTGTACTTAACCCCTTCAGGTGAGGTTAGAGTAATCGTTGGCACGAACACATACGTCTTCGTTCCAGCACCTGCGATAGTCGTGTTATTAGGTACACGAGCCGACACTTCAACCACATCATTACCCTTAGACTTAATCGTAGTAGTAAGACCGCTGATGACGGAGTACTTCGTGAATGTTCCGTTGTTAGAGTCACCATTCACTTCATATACGACAAGCGATAGGTTGCTATTCAGATATTCTTCTGAAGCATCCTTCCACGACATATTGAATATGATGGCATCGCCATTCGTGTTGTACTTATCGCCTTCCTTCATCTGAAGGTGCTTTCCTGACGTACCCGTTCCGTTGGTCGTTCCACCACCATTGAGTGCTCTACCCGAAGAGTTGATATAGTAGATACCATTTGACTTATCAAATAGAATCTTAGGACGTTCGGTATTCTTCTCGGGAGGAGTGGGTGTTGGTGCTGGAGTTGGTGTAACGTTTATGCCGTTCTTAACCTTCTCTTCAAGCTCCTTTAGTTCCTTATTGACATCAGCAAATCTCTTAGTCAGACCGATGACCTCCTTGGTAAGAAGGTATATCTGCGAGTTAGCCTTCGTTATGTAATCTTGGAGAGCTATTGTTGAAGGACTATCTTTAAGCCCCTTAGGGAATGACTGCTGTAAGTCTACACCGAGATTGTTTGTATCGGAGACATCTATGCTGATAGCCGAACCCTTGTGCCTAAACAGAGCGTTCTCGTCTTCAAGGTGGTTATATACACCAGCCTCTTGGAGTGCGCTATCAATCTGAAGAGCGATAGCTTCCTGCCTTGCGTCCGTCAAGATGGCTTCCGAGCGAGAGCCTACTGAGAGGTTGTTCGGGAACTCACATATCACTGCATTAGACCAATCCGATACAAGAGCGTTCTCGGGGTAGCCAGCTTCGGACACAGCCCTAACACGAACCTCTACCTTCTCCCCACGTTGGATGGGGATATTGATTTGGTTGATGTTTTCTGCACCACCATCAGAGATGCTCTCCTCCTTCCAAATAAACCTCTCGGTCTTTTCATCGTAGACCTTTTCAAGGTACTTGCTTCGGTAGGTAATCCAATCGGTATAAACCCCACTTGTAGTAGAGGTCTCATCCCCATATCGGTAGGTCTTTAACTCTACACCATTATTATCCAGCTTGAGGTAGCGGTAGGAAATATCAAATGCGATAATCTTCTCTCCGTTACGTTCATCAGGGATAGGGAAGAAACCTCTAAGCCTATACTTAGGGGTTGAGAGGGTAATACCATTCTTTACTGCAAGGTCATTGAGGTGCTGAAGAAGTGAGTTATACTCCACTTGGTTTTGCTTCAGAGCCTTGACGTTTGAGTCAATCTGCTCCTGCTTCTTCGTGCGTTCCTCAGTATTGTTCTTGTCAATGTATTGAAGCTCGTCCTTTTGTGTTGCAATAGTCTGCTTCAGTGATGCCATACGAGACCTCACAAGCTCCATATTCTTTGAAGTTGTCGTGATGTCATCGTTGTCAAGGGTATAGTCTAATTGGCTGTTAATCCTTGCTACACCGAAGTAGTCTGATGACAGCGAAGGTGCATTAGGCTTATGACCATTGTAGGCGTAAATCTTACCCTCCTTGACCTCTGAAATCATCCTCGCTCCGAAGTCGGCTACCTTCCCGTAGTAGGAAGAAAGGGCTTCTCCGCCATCCTCGTTCACAAGGTCATTGGTGAGAAAGTATGTTGGGGTAGACCATTCCTTGGAGGTGATGTTGTATTCCTCGTTGATAGCCTTGATGTAGATGATGTTCACCTCATTAAACCCAACGCCTATATTAACGAACTTATCCTTGAATGGGTCTGAATATATCTCAAGACGAGATTCAATGAATGGGTACTGCCCGCCAATGTCAAGACCTACACGAACCATACTTGAAGCGTTGTTCACCTCCAAGACGTTAAGGACACTATCTTCAAATCTCAGCTTGTCTCCGACTTTCAGAGTAAGGCTTCTAATCGGATGCCCATTCGTATCTATCTCGTTATAATTGAGTGTATTAAGCTGTATGAAGCTCTTGCCTTCAATTGTGACAACGTTCGTTACATTGAAAGACCCATCCACCTTTGAGATATGCAGTGGCAAGGCGACATCCTCCTTGTCCTCGTAGAAAGCAATCCCCTTATCACTCAGGAGGTGCTTCATTGGGATGTACTTCTTGTCGTCACCCGAGAGCGTTGGGAGGACATTGTTATAAAAGTCCATCACCTCCTTTGACTTGGCATCAAGGATAATCCTTGATACAAGCACCCTATCAGCAAATCCGTCCACCACGCCTTCAAGGTTGTATGCTACCTTAATACGTGGGAACATCATATCCTCAAAGAAGTAGTTCGCATCAACGATGAATGTCTTTGGGGTAGGAAGCTCCGAAATCACTTCGGGTGGTACGGAGACTGCCGTGGCTTTAATCTTTCTCCTCGTCCCATCGGAAAGCGTGACGACACCCTCTCCTGAGAGGAGTGCGTTCAGTGCTTTCTTCAGAGAGTCCAAATCCCTTGTAACCTTGGCATAAGACGGCATCGTAATCAGCCTATCTTCCCCCAAATTCATCGTCACTGAATCCTCGTCAGAAGTCAGAGACTTTGTCACCAGCGTCATTCCACTCAAAGCCGCATTGGTAGACTCTATAAGTCTCCTTTGGGTCTCTGCGAATGAACCTTTATTTTTTTCGTCTGCCATATAGTTTCTTTTCTTTTTCTTATTATACTACACCTATACCCACTTGTCTCTGACCATTTATATATAGGTCAATGATGGCATAATCCCATCCTTCGGGATGATGACCAAAACCGACCTTGCAGGAAATAGGGTAGTCGGGGAAAGCAGGTGATATGTACAATGCTATCTGTGAGTTTATCTCCGACTCAACCGCTGAGGTATCCAAGTTGGTGGAGAACACCAAATCTTCAACACCAACGCCAAAGTTGTAGTTCCCGATAACCTCTCCCTTTCGTGTGGATAAAAGCACTCTAATCTGAGTGATAATCTCCTCATAAACATCGGAGAACTCAATCACGTCAGAGCCTTTGTAGCTTTCGTCCTGAGGATTTCGTATGTATATATCCCTGAGCATAATTACTTAATCTTGCTTTCAACATTCGCCAGCCTCTTAGCGAGGTTTGGAACGTCTCTGTCTACAACGCTGGACAGCCTTTCATTTTCCGTCTCCACCTTAGACATTTTAGTCGTAAGGAGTTTTACGTCTTCCACCATAGAGGGGACATCACCACCGAGCCTGCTTATGATAGAGTCCACCATCTCCTGCTGAACCTTTGATAACTTCATAGCTCTCAGCACTTTAATATCTTCTCTCAGCTTCTCGTGGCTTTCAAGGATACTCTCGTAATCCTTCTCAATCTTTCGGTATCTCTCGTTGATAGCGACAAGAGCCTTGTTGTTTTCCATCATCGTTTGAACAGCCGTATTCAATGCGAAGAACACGTCCCTCATTTCATCCATTGCGAGATGTGATGATGTCGTTTGGTCAATGATGGTTGTAGCCGTATCATCCACCGAGTCAAGCGTCTTGACGTTAATCTTAAACGAGTAGCTATTACCGAACGAGTTTACCGAAGACATCCTCTTCTTGATGGTTGGTATCTTCAGTGTGATTTGGTCAATAGGTAGCGGTGCGTTACTTCCGACAACCGACTTAGCCCCATCAATGAATACCACACCATACAGATTGGTAGCAAGGGCTTCCGTGCCATCGCTGTTGTAGATGGTGTAGTATATGAGTATGGTATTGAAGTCAAAGCTCCTATCGGCAGTGGCTGACACCTCCGTGTCAATAGACCCCGTCATAGCGAGCTTGTCGTAGGTCATCGTCTCGTCCTTATGGATGCGCTTGAGTGATTCAATGTCTTTGACGAGCGAGATACCATCGAGGCGACTTCTCTTAAACTTCTTCTTCTCTCCCCCGTGCGCTGGGTATTGGATAGTATCATCAAGGAAGCTACCTGATGCTACGAGACGCTCACGAGAAATCTTGTCGTCAGTCACATACACGGGAACGTCAGACACACTCCACTCCATATCAACACCATAGTCCTTCTTCGCCATCTGCCACCAGCTAAGCTGATGTTGCTCAAAGATGTCAGCTTCAATGGTCTTGTCGTCACTACCGACAACCATATAGCTATCGTCACCCTTGGAGATTGATTGGAAGTCACCGAGAGCTTCAAGGTTGATATTGCTACCTTCTACATTAGTCTGACCCTCAATAGTTCTTGACGAAGCACCATACTGATAGCCCGCCTTATAGTTCGTATCAAACTTAGAGATAAACCTCATTGGGTTAGAACCATAAGATGATGGGCAGGAGATATAGGTCTCGTTGAACATACCGAACTCGTTACGATTGTTTGAGTAGGCGTTAATCTCACCTATGCAGTGGACAACACGTCTGTAATTGTCAAACGTAGGCTCAAGCCAAGTGTCGGTATCTTCGTCATACTTAAAGCGAATAGCCCCAAGTTCCTTCAGCCACTTAAAGAATACTCTTTCGGAAACGGAGTCAAGGATATTCGCATTGTACTCAGGGGCGTTCCTCAGTGTCGTCTCAAAGTTCATGACGTAGTTCCTAAGCGACACGGAAAGCAACTGATTGGGGGTCATCTCATTATCCGAGAGTGCAGTCTTGACACCTTGGATTCGGTTGAAGTCAATTCTGTTCCCATTAAGCTGGTCTGAGTCAGGATTACCCGTTGGCTGAGTTGAAGGGATTTCAAGAAGAGCGTAGTGCGTAAGAGCAACTCTGTTTCTTCTCTCATTCAGGTTGAGACCAATATCCTCCATAGCAGAAGGGAAGACAACCATTGTCTCCCCATTCTCACGGAAGTTCTTTATAAGAGGGGTCTTATATTTGCGTTCTATTGACATATACTAAAGTTTCAGGTACTCCTTTATCGTGTTAATATCGGAAAGAACAGCCTGAAGGATTTTCTTTATCTCCTCAGCCTCTTCTCTGTTTGACTTGGCTATACGAAGAGCCTCATCAGCATTCTGTTCAGCCTTCTCCATCTTCAGCGACAAAGCGTTGATGGAGGTGATGCTTGCCGTGTAGACTTCGTTCTTCTCCCTCATCTCATTCTGAATGGGGGCGAGGAGTGTCGTCCTGACATACTCAGCAAGTGACGATACAAGTGCGCTATCCTCCTCAATGGAGAGCGTGCGGGCTTCAATGGAATCAAAGACCCCTTTATTAGCCTTAATATCCTTATCGGTACTGATACCAATCTTAACTGCAATGCCGTCCTCGTCTTCCTTGAAGACCATTTCGTGTAGGGCTTCAAGCTCCTTGTTATTGTGATTAACAACGGGGACTATTGTAGCTATGGGGGTATCAACGTTCAGTGTACGTAGATTAAGTGGCATCTCTAACCTTAAATATCTGATATAAACTATTTAATGTAATGAGCACCTCTTCTTACAAGCGATGGCACAAGCCTCTATCCGAGGGGCAGACGAGATACAAGCAGGGCAACTTCACCATATCACCTCAGTACCTACACAAGTACATCGGAGACCCTGAGCTAATTGTATATCGTTCATCGTGGGAGTATAAGTGGTGCAAGTATTGCTGTATCAATCCAACTATCCTGCGATGGAGTTCTGAACCTATCGCTATAAAATACGTTCATCCACTGAAACTGAGGGACTTAAAGCTGAAAGCGGAGAAGGAGAAGGTCAATTTCAACCTTCAGGAAGCGATGGCGAGAGCCACGAGCAACTACTATCCTGACTTTTGGATGGAGGTGAAGAAGTCCGATGGTGGAATAAAGAAGGTCTTTGTTGAAATAAAACCTCATTCTCAGACGATAAGACCTACACCTCCTCCTGCTGGTGCTAAGCGTGCTCAGCTGATGAAGTACAGAAAGATTGCCGAGACCTATGCGGTGAACCAAGCCAAGTGGAATAGTGCTAAGAAGTACGCTGAGGATTGCAGTCGTGCCCTCGGTATAGACTGCGAGTTTGTCGTTGTCACCGAGAAGGTCATTGACAAGCTCAAGCTCCAATAAAGTAGTAGGGGACGAAGAACTTAATCTCCGCCCCCTACCGAGGTGTATAAAATCTGACTGAATTTTACTTGTTCAGGATGTCTTCGGTGGTCTTAGAGACCTTAACCTTGACTACCTTCTTTGCAGGGATGATAATCTCATTGCCCGTAGCAGGGTTCTTACCCTTACGTTCGGGGCGAAGAGCAGGAGTGAACTTAGCGAAACCTGGGAGGTTTACAACCTGACCAAGTCGAAGCTGTTCCTGAATCTCTTCAATGAAGATTGATACTACTTCGTCAGCCTTCGTCTTGCTAAGACCGACCTTTTCTGCAACCTTTTCCGCAATTTCCTTGCGAGCGATAGTGTTAGATGCCATTGTTTTCTACGTTTTCGTTTTCTACTTCGTTGTTAATCGTATCTTCACCGAGAGCTTCAACGTTAGCTTCGGTTGCGAGGGAGTCAGTTGCTACAACTTCAGTCGTATCACTTGAAGCACCCATGGTGCTTTCCCCGTTCTGTTCATTGCAGGCGACAAGGGTCATACCTGCGATAGCCACGATGGGCAGAATAAACTTCTTCATTTCTATTCTTCTTTTGCGTTAAACATTAAATGCTTACTTCGTATTATAGAACCCCTATTTTTCTCCTCCCAAAATTTTCTGCAACCTAAGAATCATTGCACTCAGGGCAATCACTTTGTCGGGGACACTCTTTATATCTCGTTGGCTATCGGCTATGGTCATGATGAGCATAGGTAGCTTAGCGAGGTCTTCCGAACTACGAGCATACTTGATGAAGTAGTCGGGGAAGTGTTTAGAGAACGCAAGGATGACGTGTTCAACCTGCGGTTCTTCTACAAGGGTGTACTTATAGTTTCTTATTGGGTCAGGGTCTCCTGACATAGCTATGGCGAAGAGGTGGTTGTAGGTCGCACTCTCGTAGGTGCTTACTCGTATAACTCTGTTCTCTCCTTCCTTGATAGCATTTACCTGCAACTCTATGTCGTTGTAGATGCTACGCATATCGGGGAACTTGCGATTAACGATTTCCCTAATCGTATCATCACTTGCCTGCACGCCAAGCTGGTTGAGTACCCACAGCACCCTCCCTTCATACAAAGAACGCAACTCCTCTCTCTCTGCATTGTTTGCAGGTTCAAAGTTGATACAGGTGAAGCGACTAAGTATTGGGGCTGGTATCTTCTGAATGTAGTTGCAGGTGGCGATAAAGCGCACGTGTTCGCTACACTCTTCCATCACGGCACGGAGGGCATTCCACGCTTGTTCGGTCAGCCCGTCACACTCTTCAATAAGTATGAACTTCTTTCCTCCGTAGACGCTCATCGTCATACAGAAGTTGGAGACCTCCGTTCGTATCACGTCAATACCATTCTCCTTTGAGCCGTTGATAAGTAGCAGGTCATCTTCATGACCCGCTACAAGTATCTTGGCTACCGAGGTCTTCCCCATCCCAGGGGGAGAGTGCAGGAGGATATTCGTATCTTGATACTGCTCCAGCTGTTCCCTCAGTCTCTTGACCAAGAGAACCTCTCCCATCTGTTTGGGGCGGAATTGTTCTACTAAAAGACTTTTAAGCGTTTGCATGCTCTCTGTTAAATGTCTCGTGGTTATCGACTTCAAAGCTGAGCTTAGACTGCTTCATCTTGTCGGAGTAAAGCATTGCTCTCTGAAGTATCATAGAAGCTAAGCGTGGGTTGCCCACGAGCTTGTATGGCTCACCTGATAGGGCTTCTTCCTTGCGGTCAAACTTGTTCGTGAAGAACGTGATATTGTTTGCCACACGGATGAGGTTGTCGGCAATATCCTTTTGACCACAGCCGAAGACGGACATTGTTTCGGAGATTGCGATATGCACACCTACGTTGCTTCGGAACTCTGCGTGTCTCTTTTCGTCTGCTTCGTCAAGCACGCTCAGGCGTGTAACCACCTCATCCATCATTGCGGAAGAAGTGATGAAGCTCGCAAAGACTTCGTAGTTGGGGATAACCGAACGAGGACGGAAGTAATCTGCATACACACCATCAAGACCACGTGCGCCAACCCCGAGAAGAACGTCTTCATCGTTGATGTCGGGAGAGAGCATTGGAATCTTATCAAACGCAGTCAGCTCAATATCACTGAGGAAACCGATAGATGTATCAGCCTTGATATGGGTACGGATATTTCCGTGTCCGTTACGAGCGCACGCAATCGTGGCGAGTGCGATATTGAACTGAGAAACAATCTTGAATACACGACCTGAAACGTGCTTGAGGGTATGGTAAACCTTCTTAGCAACGTGACCATCACGGAAGATAATATCACGCACCGCTGAGCGCAGGCTCTTCTTCGCACGCTCCATATCGCAGTAGTCTCGGTAGAGGATGAGGAAGCAAGACTTAGCAACATCGCAAAGGCTCATCGTGTCTTCTTGTGGGGCTGGTAAAAAAATGACATCCTTAATTTCGTCAACATCTGCTCGGTAGTCCTCTTGCAGGAAGTACTTGGAGAAGATTTCCGAAAGCACATTGACCACCCCGTGGGCGACTACGTCTACGTCAATATCAGCGGAAGAGGTCTTTGCCACCCACAGCTCTACTGACTTCTGTACGACAGAGCGCATCTTTGCACCACCAACACGTGCCATAGCGAAGATGTCCGTCACAGCACGGAAGATAACATCACCGAAGAAAATATGTGGTGTATTCCTTGCTCGTAAAATTTCCTCGTTGAGGGCTTCAATGTTGAAGATGTCACGATTAAGCGTGCGGTCTGCGAGGAAGTACCCGAACTTCCCAGCCATGCTTGAGCTGATAGCATTAGCTCCCGAAGCGATTACACTCTTAACAATCTTTGAGATTTCTACATCATCAATAACATCGTACATATAGGGGTCATCCATATGTGACTTGATGATAGTTTCAAGGATAGGAGAGACGTGGTTAATCGTAACATCTTCCAATGCACGACCAGCATGCTCATTGTAAAGAGAGAGCAGAGGTGCGACGAACGAAGGGCGACCGAGGGTGAACATATCCATCACATCATAGGTCTCATCCTTGTAGTTCATCTGTCGGATGTCGGCAGAGAGGAGGGGTACGGAGCAACGAGGGTTCTCAGCCCAGCTGTAATCCTTCCAATCCACACGCCCCATGAACAGACCTTCACGTAAAGCCGAACGGAGTGCCTTGGTCACTTCAACAACAGCGGGACGAACCTGCTTGTTGAACTTGTCAAGAGCATACAGACCTACGCTTGAAAGAGCGTTGTTGAGGTCTTCGTACTCGTGTCGGTTATATTCCGCACGCCCCTTACGGATACGTTCAAGAACATCCGTGAGCGTACCATAAGCGTACCCAAGCGAGTTAGGAAGTTCGTCAAGGAACTCATCAAGCTCACCTTCTGTCATTCCATTGAAGACCTCACGCTTCTTGGCTTCTTTCTCTGATGACGATAGCTTATATGGACTTACCTTATTCTTCTTTACGACCTTAATCCCCGTTTCATCGAAAAAACAAGAGACCTCGTTCATAACTTGTTCTTCTTGCTCCTTAATGCCATTCATAAGGAGCGTCATAGGGTCTGACGAACGCTCTACCTTTTCTTTGATAGCCGAAGGGACGTTGTCAAGCATAATCTGCTCCTGAGCAATGACATCCATAATCTCCTTTGGCGCACGTAGGATTTTGTTCTCAATCATCTTACGCACCTCGTCATCATCGTGCAGAGAGCGTTCATAGCCTCCCTGCTGAAGCATACAGCGAGAGATAATCGTAAGAGCTTCAATGACCTTTGACATCGTGAGCTTCTTCAGCTCGGAGACACTGAGGACACCATTGGCAAGAACAATCTTAGATGCTACGCTTGGGGAGAGCGTGTGGTCAAGAAGGTTCTCCATTGGTATTTCCTTCCAATATCTCTTTACCTTGCCAATTTCCTCAGCGAGGTGTTCACCTGCGGGGTCTACGGAAAGGAGATGCCACAGCTCCGTGTAGAACGTGACGAAGTCATAATCCTTTCTCGTAGGGTCGTTGTCTCTGTTGAGAAGGAAAGCATACCACAGACCTGCCATCACCTTCTTGATGATTTGGTTCATATAGGTCTGCTCGTTATACCCAGGAACGACACTCTTTAGGTATGCACGAGAGGATGGGGCGAAGTTCTCTGCGACATACTTTGCGAGTTCCATTTCCGTGTATGGAGCGTACTCCTTCATCTTCCCGTAGCGAGCGACATTGTCTCGTATGTTCTGCCACAGCCCATACCCCTTCTTGCTTTCAAGGGAGGAGGCGATACGCATAGTGATGAAGTCGGTATATGTATCAATACCAATGATATGCTTATCATCGTGCTTGATGACACCACTCGTTTTCAGGCTGTTGGAGTAAATCTTCCCGTAGTGTTGGTCAGTGAGCTTAGAATAGCCACGTGCGCCACTCTTCGTTACATAGGAGAACGAGAGACCGCCACGCTTTTCATCGCTCTTCACCCACTCAAGGTACTCATTCACAATCTGAGAAAGGCTTTCGTAGCAATATGCCGTACGAAGGTAATCCAGCTGAGCCATCTGCTCCGTCAGGACATCAACCATCTCAGGGTAAAGTGCAACCTCTTCCTGCTTGGGGATGCCGTTCAGCTCAAACACTCGGTCGTAAAGACGGGTGATAGTGTCCCCTTCTTCGGTGATAATGGTGAGGGCAATATCTGCCATCTCGTCTGCCTTCATTCGTGGAAGGTTGTTTTCCTTTGAACGAGTGCGGTCGTGGTCAGACACTCTACGGAGGAGGTTCATCAGGAACTTATTTTTCTTCCCGATTTCATCCATACCGATACCCGTGGTTGAGATGTAGATGGAGCTATCAGGCTCAATGTACATACGCATAGCAAGACCGAACACGATGATGCGTGACAGCGTCTGTTTGAGACCTGCCATTGACGTATCGTTGCTATCGTAGTTGATTGCGATATGCACAAAGTCTTCTGAATGCACGTCATCGGTGATGGTGAATGCCTTTTCGTAGTCAATACCAAGAACCTCGCTCTTCTCCTTGAGGCGTTCCAAGTGTTCCTTACGGAATACCAGCATCTCGGACTTCTTGATGAGGCGTTCAACAACACCGAAGGTCTTCATCTCAAGAAGCGAGGAGAAGCGTTCGTAGTTGTTGGGGACTTCAACGGCAGTCGTGTAGATGTACTTAGCACCCTTGATAAGGACGTTCTTGGACTCTACCGCTCCGTAGTACTTCACGAAGTTGTTGTTGATTACGTAGTCGGCATTCTTATACCAAAACGCAGTGTTCTCCTTCTTGAAGTTATCAAATACCTCCTTCGTGATGTCGGCATTCATCCCCATCATAAGGACATTCATAACGATTTCAATGAGGTCTTCCCCATCAAAGTCGGTATCAATGTAGTTGAGGTCGTTTACGATACCACGGAAGTACACGTCTTCGGGAATGTAATGCGAGAAGTCAGGGATGAAAGCATCCAACTGCTGTGCGATAATTCGTCTTTCAATAAGACGCTTAATCAGCCATCTACGTCTCCCCTGCCCGTCACGTCTCTTTGGACCTACGACAGAACCGATTGAAGCATCATACTTCATAGGAATAGTAAGACCCATCCAACCGCTATCCTTGGTGAAAATGAAACGCTTGTCTACCCCGACAATATCACTCAGAGAGTTGATGGTGTAGATGTTCCTCAGAGATTCGTAAATCTTCATAGCCAAGTCAATACGGGCTTCTGCTTCCTTACTATCTCCGAAACCTTCCTGCTCCTTATAAAGGTTCAGCTTCGCCTTAACACGTTCCTTATTCAGCGTATCTTCATTACGACTTTGGTATGAAGCGAGTGCGGCTCTCCTAAGGATTTCAAGCTGACTATCAGTGTGTAGCGGCACCATGCGCTTACCATCTGAACGAGTGTAAGCGGTCTGACTACCTTCAACGAACCCATCATTCCAAATGTATCGTGCAAGGTGGTAGTGGCGTGGTTCGTGACCTGAAAGTCGCTGATACTCAACCTCTTCGCCAAGACGATTAGCTCTGTCAAGGTTGAAGATGAAGTCCTTTTCAGACTGCCCCGTAATCATAAGGCAGAAGTCCTCCGTCACGTTATGCGTAATGCGGTCTTTGAAGATTGCCATCATAGCGAGTGTGCAGAGTTGCTCAGACCAAATCTCACCGATACGATGGGCATCATAGATAGATACAACCTTATCTTCCTCCTTGACGTTGGGGTCATTATCTTCCTTACGGAAACCCTTGAGGACGAGGTCAGGCATATCCATCTGACGCATACGACCAAGTGCCCATTGAGGCATATCGCCCTTAGCGTCATACGCCTGACCTGCAAGCGTTGCCGTGGTGAATACAATCTGCCCCTTACGCTTCTTACCTTCATCCATAAGGTGGACATTCTGTGTCGTAATCTGCCCTTGCGTTGCAGGCTTAACACGGATGACAGCACCTTCTTCAATGATACGAAACTCGCCACCTACACGTCCTGGGAATGCACACTGAGAGACATTGAGAACTCGTCTGTCCGCCTGCATATTGCACATCGCCTTGATGAACGAAGCCAAACGCTTTGCCGTGGACATATAGACGAACTCATCCTTGATGGAATCCGTGAGGAGGAAATAGCAATGGTACTTTCTTCTGTTCTCTGAGGAGGAGAGCGATTCGTGGACGAGGAATGGGACGTTACCCGTAGACTTGATATTGTCAACGAAGTCGTCAATACCGATAGCCCCTACATCGTCAAAGTCAAGGAGCATAACATCGGCACAGCGGAAGTTCTTAGACCTCTTAGCCGAAATCATAAACACGTCCTCATTCTTATCCGTGAAGAGGTGGCAGAACGTCTTCTGCTTGTCAAGGATAAGAGATGCGAACTCGTTGATAGCTTCCTTCCAAGGTTTGTTGATGATGGTGCGCTCAAACTGCATTGCAGAGAGACCACCCTTCTTCTGCTTGTCCTCCTTGTTGTAGATTTCAAATCCATCACGGGAGAACGAACAGCGGATGGTGATATTCGTCCTTGGGTTGAGTGTTTCACCCTCAGGGATTATCCGCTGAGAGCATTTGGTGGCAGTGGGGGCGTACACCTTTCTGTCGTTGTAACCTCCTTCACCAATCGGAGTGAAGGAGAGATTGTCCTCTAATCGCTTCTTGCTCATAAGAGAAAGTAGTTTTTATGATGTGCTATTGTAGCTAATCTTGTTAATAATTCCGTATCGGCAGTTGGGAGTGCTTTTGAGGGCACTCCCCTGCCTACATTATTATAGTAATCAAGAATGTACGTACACATCGTTGTTGAATTATATGATATTGGTATATCGGAGGTGAAGCGTTGTCTGAGTGAGGTCGTTCCTTGTCGGGCAAGCCCCATCGCCTCGTCCTCTATTTACCATACAGCAAAGATACAAAAAAGATATTCATCCGCCAAATAGTATATTTTTTCATTTCAATCATTATGTGTCCCCCTGCGCTTCGCTCCGCTCAGCTTGATAGACCTTATACCTTTCTTTGGGTATGTTATGGAGAGGTAAAATGAGGAATGCTACGCTTCGCTCCGATAAAAGAAAAAAGTTATTACACCTACGGAATGTATATAAAAAGTATTCCAACCCATGCGCTTCGCTCCGCTCAGCTTACTTTATATCTTTTCTTGTTTGTTATGGTGGATGACCTGCGCTCCGCTCCGCTTCGCTATCTTATTTCTTCTCTTTCTTCCTCCTCAGCTACGCTTCGCTCCGCTAAAAGAAAAAGTATTATTACCTACCTATTGATATAAAAAGTATATCCATCAGTTCCGCTTCGCTTCGCTCAGCGTTCCTTTCTTGTTAGGTATGTTATGGTGAGGGAAAGTTATGGTGAGGGTGGTGCGCTTCGCTTCGCTCAGCTTCCTTCTCTTCCTTACTTAGTTTGGTGATGGTGTTACTTACCTACCTTATGCGCTTCGCTTCGCTCAGCTTCTTTTTAGGTTAGTTTGGTTCGGTGATGTGTTTAGTTTGGTATGCGCTCCGCTTCGCTACGCTCCCCTTCTTCTTTTTGGATTAGGTTACTCGCTCCGCTCGTTGTCGCTTCGCTCCAAGTTACGCTGAGTTGATGTAATACTATGTACTCCGCTTCGCTCCGTCTTTTCAAGTTGGAGTAATAGTTTAGATAGTATAGTAAAAGTTAGACTAATATAATAATATATATATATATAATAGGTATAACTTTTATATAGTAATATATATAGTATATAAAGAATACAATACTATAGTATACTCTCTCTACTGGTATTGCGTCAATTCTGATTTCACCCACACAACCCACCAAACCAATCAGGTAAATACCCTACATTCACATTCACCCAATGAATTTCAAGTCCCAACAGATAATACTTAACGAGAGTTCTTCAAGGATAGTCATCCAAGTCCCTCGTATCATTCAGACCATCCCTAATCAGGCTTCGGGAGATATGCGTATTGATGACTATGCCTATGGGTATTCACTCAGGGTGAAGTTTGACCCCTCCGACCTTATCAAGATGGAGCAGCTCGCACTGCATATCAATGGCGTTCCTCTTGTCTTTGATGATGATGGTAGGGTCGTATCATCGCATATACTCTATCCTACGCTCTCTGACAACTTCTTTCTCGTCACGATGAGGGGGAAGTCCGCTAACGTGTCTTTCAGGCTTCTGACGGAGCTTATCGTGACGATAGGTAAGTCTAATCCATTTGAACGTGTAGACAAGCTCCAAGGCTCGCATACGATTTCCTCGCTATACCAACAAGCCCAAGATGGAACGATAAGATATACCCCTAACTATTACCTCGGCAAAGAAGAAGACCTCACAACGCTCTTTAATGACGAGCTGATAGCCAAGGCTTACTCCTTCCACGTTAGAGCGCACGAGAGCCGTTCTGTGGTCTCTCAGGGGAATAGGATAGCTCCGTACTATGGCTACTCATTCCAATCGGCTATGCTCCTTAGGACGAACCCTAAGCTGACGGGTAACATAAAGCTGGCTATTGACTCGCAAGGAAAGATAAGCCTTGACACCTTCCCCGTTAATCCGCTCCTCGGTTCAAGAAGGTACTCTTCTAACCCCGTGAGTGGGATGGGCGTTTATGGTGATGACGTACGTAGGCTTTTCTCTCTGATGCCTAAGGGTGTCTTTTATGACGAGCCTTCATCCGAGACAGCAAAGGATAGGACAGCTGATACGGGCGGTCTTGATATGACATATATGTACGGAGGCACAACGAATGTAAACCCAACCCACGAGGAGGGATTTGTCTTTTTAGCTCCGCTATACCTAAAGGAAAAGCTACCCGACTTCTTTGCTGTATTCTCAGTTCCAACCAAAGACCTTGGGTTAATTGACAACCAAAGTGGCAACATAGCATCTTTTTTGATTGAGAATGGTAGGCTTGTTTCTTCTTGGTCAATGAAGCAAGGGACGCTTCTTGGTGACTACCTAAGACGACATTACAGCGAGGCTATCAGGTATCCATCTCCATATCTTCTCCAACCAAGTGTTGAGGATGGGGAGAATGTTTTTCGTGGCGTAAGTGTAAGAAGTGGACTTTTTACGAGCGCAACGGAGCTGAACTACCACGCTTTTACGGGGGCTAAAAAAAGTGAATACCCTACGGAAATATACAACAAATTCATCTCAGGTGCTTACGAAAGGAATGAACTCGTGCATCCTCATATCATCAATATGGAGTATTACTTTGATGACAATGAGGTGGAGACGCTCTCGCTGAATACGTACTTCGGTCTGTACCTCACGGAGGAGGAGATAGTCAAGTATGATATGATAACCCTTATGCCCAATGGGGACGCAAGGTGCTATAATGGTAATGACGGAGAGTACAAGGACAACGACCTCTTCCTTCACGCAGGTGAGATGAAGGATAAGCGTATCATATACGGACTATCATCGGGGAAAAGTTTGCTTCGTGTGAGGAATGAGAAAGACCTGAAAAAAGCTATAACCTCGGGGTCTCTATTAAAAAATAATGACGTAAAGGCGACTTTCCGCATTTCTTCTATACCCGAAGAGAACGAAGGAGAGTTCCTTACTATGTCCCTTGAAGAGCCTTATACGGAGGGTTCGCACTTTAGGATTTTGTTCTCACGAGAAGGGGAATACAACAGACGTGTCGTTAGCGATACAATCGTAGAGACGGACAAAGCTCCCGTTGTCGTTGATATTGCAGTCGTTAAGAAGAAGTACAAGGATGGGGTGTCGCACGTGCTTCGTACTGAGATGATAGCCAACGGGGTAAGGCAAAGACTGCTCGCAACACTTTCAGCGAAGTCTGAGAAGGAGCATATTGATGCGAATGCCATCTATTACAAAATCCATAAGGACGATGTTAGCTTCATCACGAATGAAAGGCTGGTGAATGACAACCACCATGACGGACACGTATTCAGGTACTACTCGGGGCTTGGTGGTCAGAGGAGTGAAGACTACGTAGGTGGATTGAAGGTAACACACACCCCATTCAAAAATAAGTATATCGTCCCTTCCGATATACCAAATATGTTCATCTACAAGGATAGGATAAACCTCGGGAAGAGGAGGAAGATGCGTGACAATGTCATCCTTCCATTCTCACCTGAGGATGACCTTACCTCTGTAACACCAATAGTGTATCACGTTTCCATAACAGAGACGGGAGACGTGGAAACATTCATAAAGAGAATTAAGCTGGCTCTTCGTAAGGTGATGGAGGAACAGAATGATGTGTCGTTCCAAGTCAAGGACAACGGAGTAACAAGGCTTGATATATTCACCAAGCACAAGGCTACATACGCTCAGATTATATACCCCAAGGGTAACACCATCGGGTTTATCCATACGTTCTTCGGAAGAGAAAAGTTCGCCCCCAAGGTTGAACTCTACAGGGATTCCGTGAACGCATCCATTCAGGATAGGCTCTTCTTCTTCCGAGAGGATAAGAAGGTGGCATCCATCCTCGGAAACTCGGACTTCCAAAATATGGGGGATAGGTATCATCAGTGCGTTGGGTTTATGCCCATATCGGATGATATGGTTGAGGTCTATGAAACACCCGAGCGAATTAACGAGCTGGTATCTCTCGGAGGTTGGGTTTCGGTATGCAATGGTACGATAGCGCCCTCAAAGGATTTTGTCATAGGCAATATCTCTCAGGATATACGTGAGGACAAGGCTCTTCGTTCGGATGGCGAGTATGTTGATATTGAGCTTGCACGATTGTCTTTCAACGAGACGAAGGTGAAGGCTATCATTTCTCCATTCGGGGTCGGACGCTCCGTTGTGTACAATGGGAACAACGACTGCCACAAATCTAAGTATGTGAAGTTCTATGGGAATGACCCCGTGCAGTTATCCCGTATGGCGGTTCACCCATTCCACGATTTGGCTACGTCATCGTACGAAGCGATAAGACAAGCTACGGCAAGGTCTCCGTTTGTGTATAACTACTCTTCATCGGAGAAGCTGAACCCAAGCGTAGACCTGAATGATTGCCGAATATATAAGATTATCAGTGGCGGTATCAACGGGATTAGTGTGGATAAGTTCTCCACATATCCACCATCTGTTTTTGAGTATGTCAAGACTGACCTTGAACGAAGCAATATCCCCAACTATTACAACATAGACCTCACGTTTTCTTCTGATACTCAGATAGTTGAGGTGGATTTAGATACAAATCCTCTTGACGTAGAACCTGCTCAGGTGCTCTCACCTGCATTTAGGGATGGGTATATCAAGTCTATGGAGGATAAACTACCTCTACTTACATCTTCTGACTTCCTCTTTAGGAATATCGGGATACACGAAGAAAATGCAGGTCTTGTCGGTAGCTATGGGGCTACTCAGAATCCAACCAAGATACCTTCGGTGGATACCTCGCTTCTCGTTGAAGTGGATGGCGTGCGTATGTCCATATACAATTACATTGAAAGGTATGGCGATACATCAATTTTTGACAGGGTGTTTGATAGGGCGATAGACTACACGCATGGTGTATATCAGCCTAACTCAGAAACGCTCCAATTCTTCATTGACAATAGCCTCGCAACTATATCGGTTAAGGGTAACTTGAAATCAAAGATACCCCTTAGCGAGCTGTCTCGTTGTTCCGTTGCCGTGCTTGGTGTATCTACTCCATTGGCATACCCTGAGGTCATCATTGATAGATTCTTAGGTAGGGTGTATATCCTCACGTCACTTACGGGGACATCAGCAGTAATGGGTACTTCATATGTATATGGTGATAAGGATTGGAGACGTGTAGCGACATCATCGTATTCCATTAACCCCTCCAAGCGTATATCCATAGACAGCCACTTTGATGGGGATAGCTCAGAAGGTACTGACATCTATGGATACAGCGGTTCGTTCAGAAAGAGTAGCTATCTCATCCAAGAGTGGAATAATGGGTTCTTGTCAATTCCAACCGATAGGGTAAATGTCTCCAACGGAGTGTTCTATGTACCAAGCTCGGTCATTCCATCGGCAATGTTGAAGTCAAGAGGTAGCTCATTCACCGAGCCTACGATGTCTCACTTCTCGGTAGGGAATATCGGGCAACTCGTTTCGTCTATGGTTGTGTCAGGTGAGACGCAGGCATCGCTTAGCGTGTCTGAAATACTGAACTTGATAAAGTCCTCACCAATGAGGATTTCCATTAGGAACAAGGAGCATAAAGAAACATACCTAACGAGTGGGGATGACTTCACCATCGGTATTGAACGCCTTCCCGTAGGGTCTGCACTAAGTAGGAGCTTGGGTCACTATGACGTATGTACGCTACCTATGTTCAAGTACGGCTCTATGGTGGGCGGTGGCTTTGTCGTTCGCTCGGTAGGCTCTGCCACGGCATTCAGACTTAATGGTGATAACGTGGAAAGGGTTACAGACCTGAACGTGCTATCCACCTCACCAATCAACAACGGCTCAATAAAGACGACACTATCAACGAAAAAGATGATGTCGTCAGACGGATTCGCCATCAAGGGGAAAGATGGTATCACCATTCTTGTTGATAAGTGGACTATCGGGGATGACCTTACTTTTGATATATCCACATCTCAGTCGGAAGGTAAGCAGGTGGATAACCTGAGGATTGAATGTAATATCACCAAGGGGGCGTTTAACGCCCTTAGGAGGAATGAAATCTTCTCCTCTGAAATTGGCTGGATAACGTCAGAAGAGGAACGTAATAGGTACATTAACTCGTTTATAACTAAATACCTATCGTTAAAGGACGACCTTTCCGTGTCGGTGTTTAGTAGGGTGAGAAGCGTTACGGATACTCCTGATGTCCTCTTCACTGAGCAGGTAGATGGTATGGAGCAGATGAAGAATGTATCCACCTCAATCGCAGAAGTAAACAACAACCTTATCTACTACATAGACATCAAGGATATTGACGATAGGAAGTTCTTTGTCTCGGTAGGTATTTCGTCTATAATAGGTTAAAGGAACGCACAACGAATGAACGCAAACGATAATATAAAATATGCTCCTGGGTTTCCAACCTATGGAGTGAAGGGTGACACGGGAGGTAAGGGTAAGGATGGCTCTTCATTGTACTACACGAAGTACCTCCTTTCAAGTTTCATCTCCGATTCGGCAGAAGCAAACGCAGAACGAATAGAGGTGACGAAAAGGATGAACCAAGGTCTTCCTATCAACAACTACGAGAACTCATCAACAAAGGTTACATACAATGTTGGCGACATCGTTATTGATGGTGGCGGTTCGTTCTTCAGGGTAACTGAAGCCAATGGTCGCCTTGACCTATCAACCGAGCCTATCCTCTCCGTTCAGAATTGGGGAGCAAATGCACTTAGTGGGGTCATCCCTATTGACGTTAGCCGTGAGGTAAGCGAGTCGGTACTTGTCAGAAAGAACGATAGACTTATCCTTTCTCCTCCAATCAATGGTGTGGATATTATCGCCAATAGCGTTACGGAGGAAGACTTAAAGGCTTCTGAGAATGTATCACCCAATGCAGTTCAGAGGGTCATAGGTGGAGTGCCTATGCAGTACAACGGGTACAATATCGTACCTATGAGTTCCTTTATCTCGTTTGACTTGGATGGTCTGCCCACCTATCTGACGATATATTACAACAAGTCGCTGGGTACGTGGGGGATTGAATCTAACTCGTCACTTGTACTTGACTTGCCCATATACTCAAGTAGAGAGGGAAGTGCCGACACGAGGAGAGTAGATGGATACGAGCCTCTTGAGGTCTCCTCCATCGGGATGAAACGCTTTATCTACAACTCGTTCTTCGCAAAGTCGGCAAACATCCCAGCCAAGAAAGAAGTCCCATCTGAGTACCTGATGAAGTACATTCATTCGGGTGGCGAGCTTGGAGCTTATGTCTACCTCAACACTCAGAAGGACGGCAAGCCCGTGGAGAGCGAGTTTGTCGGTCGTATCCAACTTCGTAGGGACGACATTAGCCAAATGGGCGTTTCGTCTGCAACGGAATACGTACAGAGTATTGATTCCGTGAGGGAGACGATTGCGAAGAAAATAGAAGGCAAGAAAGACGAGAAGTCTTCTCTTGTCGTCATGTACCTAACTATCCTTGACTCTGTCGAGGTCGTCATAGATTATATGTAGAATGTTAAAGACGGGATTACCATCGCTTGGAGTATCAGGCAAGAAGGGAGACGCAGGGAAGGACGGATATAGTGCCATCTTTGGTCATCCTTCGGACTTCTTCATGAGCGGTCTTGATTATATTGGATACAAGAACTCCATAGTGTCTGATGACGAAGAGGATGACTACCAAAAATACCTTATCCGAACGGGTGATAAGAAAGCTCCTCAAGGGCAAGTGTATCGCAGGTTGTATGCCAACCCGAAGGATGTAAAGCTGTTCAATGCAAACGGAACGATGATGTCGGATGTCTTCAGCGTTCTCCGCTCCAAGCTATACGAATGGAACTCACCTAACTCGCCATATTATGTGTATGGATACCCATACGGTGTGACTCCAACCCAAGAGATGCTTATCCCTATTGATGGTAATCCAAGGCACTACTTCTACTCTAACGTGGATTTCAGGGCTATGCTCAGCAAGAAGATGATGCTGAAGCCCAATATCGCAAAGGGTGACGACTTGTTTGTTCTTGCTGGTGTCGGTCTAAAGAAGGTTAAGGTTGATGGTTCTATGGAGGATATTTCCGCTGAGACATTCAATCGTATTCTGCAAGATACACCGAACTTCATTAGCGATAGCATTTGGCATCGCAATGGGAGGATATGCGTTTCTTCATTAGTCGGGATTAGTAATGCAGGTCGTGTTGATAGTGGTCGTATCGGTCATTACAAAAGGGAGAACCCTGCATTCTCGGCATCGGAGTTTATCAATATCTTGGATTATCGTGCTAACAGATTTTCATCGCTACCGCTCCTATCAAGGGGTGCTGTCGCTGATGTTGATATTAGCAAGGATAGGACGATAGCCATATCAGGAGGCAACTTTATTACTCTTGAGACTGACCTACGCTCCTTCCGAATTGGAAGTAACAACAACGGGATTACTCTTGACGTTAAGGGTCTCCACGTAAACAAGTCTCTTAACGAGTATCAGCTCTACGAAACGAAAAGCCTTGATAAGGCTGTGTCCTCAGAGACCGCTAAGGAGTGTGTGTTACCGATTGACTTTGACGAGTACGTAACAAGTAAACTGCCCTACGTATATGAAGACAAACCCGTATGCAAGGTTGGTATCTACATCCACGGGGACGATAGCAGTATATCATTTGCAATCTCTCCAAGTGCAGTATCTTCAATATCGGGTGGGGTGCGAGTTATGGCTGTCAATACGTCAAAGGGGAAGTTTGTCGTACAGCCAACGGACTTTTACGATATAGCTCCGTCAAAGGTTTACACCATAAAGATGAATGAGAATGACATCTTGGAACTCTACCGAGATGTCACAGCTGATAATTCTCAGTATATAACGTTCTCCATCGTTCCTTTTGTACTCAGTGATGGCGTGCGCATATTCAAGCGACCCATTGAAAGAGGAGCGAGAGTAGAACTCAAGGAAGGTACAATAAAACTTGTACCCATACAGCAGTTTATGAATAAGTCCGAGGGGGCATTGTCTTTCGTCACGGACTCTTCTACCCTTATTGATACCTCACTAAAGAGGAATATCATACCAGCTGTTGATGGTGCTACCACGTCTATGTCAGACCAAAAGCTGATGAAGATTTTCTTCCCAACGGCTAAGAACTCTGACGGCTCGGTATTGTACGATAGGATTGTTAAGGTTCAGATTAACGGAGTTGATGTCCCTATCGCAAAGGAGGTTAAGGCGAATGCTCCGCTGTACTACGCTGATGGGGTGTACTCAGGTGTTCAAAAGGTGAACCTATCCAACATTACGCACAACACATTTGTCCATTTCAGACAGCCCTATTACCTTGACAATAGCGTTGCAATCCCATACATCTACGGGAAGAACATACCAACTAAGTATGCGAACGAGAAGGAAGCCTTGCTGAGTACAAACCGATTCTATCAAAGCATTGAAGAAGGTTCAAAGCGAGTGCTCAATATATCGTTTACAACGGATGGTGGTAGGACATACGATTGGTCTATCTCTCAGCCATTCTACGAGGACGAAAGAAGAAAGCCTACGCTTTCTTTTGAAGGGGTTGATAAGCGTTTTATGAACGCTATGGATAAGAATAAGAACCTGAGTTCAAATACGTTAGACATATCAAACACGCTTACGTTCTCAAACTTAGACCCTACTAATTGGTCTCGCATAGCAAAGGATATGGAGAGGTCTCAGGTTTACGTAGCAACGCTATGTAGGCTTGGAAACATCAGCCCATTTATGGTGTCAGATGGTAGCTTATCCAATGGAGTTGGTAAGCTGAACAAATCGGTAGCCTATGGTGAGCGAAAGATTGTGTCTCCATTCATCAAGGATAAGTTCTCGCAAGCAGGAGACGAAGAGCCTATGCAGGTCTCCATTTCTCTTGTGGCGGAAAACAACGTTATCATACCCGAGGGGGATGCAGTAAGAATTACAAAGGGCAAGGCTTCAATCACCGACTTTATGAACGACAGCGTCCCATTTGCTATCCTTAGGGATAAGAATGCTGACGCTTCAATGAGCAAGGAGGTTGCGAAGAATATCCTTGATATGCTCATCTCCGAAAGTCCCGCAGTGCGTGATAAGGACGTGACCACTGAGCGTGTAGCGCATCAGATTGGTCTGATGAGCCAAGAGCGAGATATGAAGAACATAACCTCTATCGCAACTCTTGGGAATGGTAGGTATGAAAGTGGCTTCTTTATCATCGTCTCTACGATGAACTATCTTGTAGAACATAGCGAGGTGAACATATCGCTGAAGCTCAAGATGGACAACCCAACGTATGCAGATATTGAACTTCCTATAAGCGTAGACCGAATGATGTTCTTCTCCCCTTCTGTTGATGATGGTGGAAGCATATCGTTTGACCCTAAGTATGACATAATCAAAACGTTCAACTACCTCAACGAAGAACCCGTTCTTATGAACGAGACGAGCGTAGACCTCTCGTCAGGTATAACCCAGGAGAGCGCAATGTATGGGAGGTATGTTAAGAGTAGCGTTGTATCTTCAAGGGGCGTTTATTCGGTGATGCCTATTGAGATAGGAGTTAATCAATTAACGACAAAAGAGCTTAACAGCATCCCTGACCAATATACGACTTGGGGTGATTTCAATGGAGTTGATAAGACGGCTTCCATTTACATTAAGCCATACCTTACCAATAGGATGTTCACCTCAGGTGGTACGTTCTCAAATGAGTTTATGCTACCTACGCTAAGCTCTCTGTTTGATGACGATACGCACTTCTCCATTAAGCCCATCTCCGAGACCAACAAGACGCTCATAACTCTTGACTACCCAAAGCGCACCTTCAATGGGAATAAGATAAACGTAGGACATTCCAATGAGGTAGTTTACAATGGGAAGGTGTACAAGAAGATTGGCGGAAAGGTTGAGCTTGACTTGGATGTGAACATCCCGCTCTTCACGGATGACGAGCTGAAGGCAAGGTCTTTTTGGAACAATGAGGAGAGCCATTCTCCGCTCACGTCCTCTCCTTTCGCTCGGATGTTTAGGAAGATACCTTCCAATAAGCACGCCCATTCTAATGGATACCTCTTCCAAGACGAGGAGAAGGCTTCGGTAGATACGGCTAAGAAGGCGAAGGAGCTTACGATGTCCCTTGATGAACTCAAGCAACAGCTGACGTATAAGGTTGTAGGCGTATCCGAGGTCAAGGAGGATAAGATTAAGGGCGAGGTGGAAATATCTCCATATACGATAGACCTTGGAGAGGACTACCCCGTTGGACCTCTAATCAACCTTGAGAGGACTCGTCTCTCCTACAAATGGAGGGATAACTTCACTTCTTCGGTTACTATCTCACCAAGGATTGCTCAAGCACACACGGGTAAGGGCGCAGAAGAAGATGCAGGTCATCTTTGGGTATTCACCTTGCGAAACCCTAAATAACCGAACCATATTTGTATATTTGTGCGCTATTTCATATCTTTGCATTTGGAGTAGCGCACTCTTTTTTAACATTAAGATATATGTTCAATGCTGTTAAAAATCTCAAACGATGGTCAGTACATTAAAGTAGATGACCTTCAGGAGCATAAGACGTTTCAGCTCTTATCATATATGACGGCTGAACGAAAGGATGCCTTTATCCTTAGAAAGCTCAACCCAAACATCCCCGTGGAGGAATCGTTTATGAGCGAGAACCTCATCGTCTCATCGGGGCTATGGAAGGAACTTTACAACTTTGCTTCCGAATATAAGGAAGAGGTATCACTTTCAGATGCTTTCCTCCCAACTCTCATTGATACGCAAATCACGAAGGAGTACTTTGAGAAATACGTGTCAGACCTCTTTGAAGGTTCAGAGATACAACCATATGGTTATCAGAAAGATGCGGCTTATGCTGTGCTGAGATACCGAAGGTGCGTAGCCGAGATGTCCACGAGTGCTGGTAAAACACTGACGAGTTATCTTATCTTTAAGTACATGCTTGACCACCTTGACGAAACCAAGATGGTCTTCGTTGTTCCAAGCGGTGCGCTCGCCACTCAGACAATGGAGAAGTTCGTCCTTTATGATGGGAAGATTAACCCAGCATACAAAAAGGAGTGGAAGTATGAGCTTGTCGGAGGAGGCAAGCCCGTAGCTAAGTTCAAGGGAGACAAGTGCAACATCGTCTTCGGGACATTCCAATCCCTTCAAAAGGTGAACGTAGAGTTCTTCAGGAAGGTCACGGCTGTCGTAGGTGACGAGTGTCAGCACATCACAGCATCGGGAATGCAGGTCGTCTTTAGTCGTTGCGTGAATGCACGATACAAGATAGGTCTCTCGGGCACACCGCACAAGAAGAAGGGAACGATTGAATCCTTTACCTCTCAGTCGTACATGGGTCCAATCGTATACACCCTAACGAGCGACAAGCTCATCAATGAAGAGAAGAAGGCAACGCCCATTGAGGTTGAAGCCATTGAGCTTGTCCACGACAATACGTATGGTGGTCTTACCAACTTGTACAACCACCGAATGATGCGCCCTACGGGTGATACACGAATGGCATCAATGCTGTACAACGAAGAGCGTGAGTACATCAGAGCTTCGCACAAGCGACTTGAGTACATCTGCAACTGCATCGCAAGTACAGATATGAATACCCTTGTCCTCTTCTCTGACGTTAAGGGTGACTACGGAAACCAAATCGTCAAATGGCTTGAGGAGAATACCGACAAGGCCATATACTACGTAGACGGAAGTACGAGTGTCGCAGAACGTGATGCTATGAAGGAGGAGTTTGAAAAGGACGAGACCAATAACTCTGTTTTTGTGGCTACACTTGGCACATTCTCAGAAGGTGTGGACTTGCTAAGGCTTTGGTATATCTTCCTCGTGGAGACAACCAAGAGCGAACGCATCGTAGCTCAGGCTCTCGGTCGTGGTATGCGTCTATTCAAGGGGAAGGAGAAGGTCATCCTTTACGACTTCAGGGACAACCTGAACTACAAGCCTAAAGGAGAAAAAGTCCCATCAAGTCGCTCATCTTGCTACCTGATGAAGCACGCAAAGGAACGAGACGGGATTTACAAGGACAGGAAATTCCCTCTGACCCATAAGAAGGTTTACTTATAGGTTTCAGAAAACATAGTTTAAGCTCTTAACTAAAATAAGTAGATTGGTAAATAAAATACCAACCTGCTATTTCTTAGTTAGGAGCTTTTATTATGGCAAGGAAAATCAAATACATATACCCATCAAGGGAGAACAGAGAGGATAGGCGTTCTCCTATATATGCTGTCTACGCAGAAGAACACGCTCGTGATGGAGGAGACAAGAAGAAGGTTAAGGCACGCAACCTCGTAGACCTATCATCAACGTCTGCAAGGTGGAACACCAGCCTCATTGAAAACTCTTTCGCAAAGGGTTCTACTGAAACGTCTAATACAGCACTCAACTCATTCAACTCAATGTATGGGGGTAACGACAACATCTACCTAAACCCATACGCAGACGTTGTAGGTCAAGATGAGTATATCCCATATTACGACAAGAGGTACTCCGTAAGGAGACAACAGCTCAGGGACTTTGCCAAGAACCCAACGATTGAGACGTGTCTTGATATTATATCCAATGAAGCCATCGTCTACGATACGAATGGGTACTTTGCCAACTTGGATATTAAGCTCCTATCAAGTGTTATCAAACCTGACAAGAAAGGACGTAAGTCGGAAGTGCTTGATGGTCTCGTCATGGCATTCCGTGAAGTGTATCGTATATACAACTTCCACGTATCCGATGACGCTTGGAATCTTTTCAAGTCCTTCCTCATTGATGGTATCCTCGCATTTGAAATCATCTACGAATATACCACGGAGAATGGAATAATGAAGGCTACGGGTATAGCAGGGTTCAAACAACTTGACCCAACTACACTATATACTAAGATTAAGAAGGTAGAAGGTGTAGGTGACGTTAAGGTATGGATACAAGAAACGTCAGGTGGGGCGATTGAAATCCCTGACTCTAATATCATCTACATCTCGTACTCAGGTAAGTACAACAACCTGAACGTATCCTACCTTGAGCGTCTTTCAAGGTCATACAACATCCTCAACCAGCTTGAAGGGTCTCGTGTCATTTGGAACTTGATGAATGCTCAGAAGCGTACGAAGATTGTCGTACCTATGGGTTCAATGCCTCCGCAGAAGATGCGTACAGAGCTTGCTCAGTTTGAAGCATTCTACAAGGAAGACATAAGCATCGACTCGCTGAGCGGTGAAGTAAACTACAACAGCAGAGCAAAGTTCCCATTTGCCAAGACGATGGTATTCCCCTCTAACGCACAAGGGACAACGGATGTATCTTCCATCGGTGATGACGGGTACGATATGAACTCAACCCAAACGCTTGAATACTTTTGGGATAGGTTCATCCAAGATACGCAGATACCTCGTAACCGATTCCCCAACTCAGTAGGGAAGGGCATGGCGAACCCATATGATGTCAGTTCGTCCATCACGCACGAAGAGCATAACTTCCACCGATTCATCAACCGACTTAGGGTAATCTTCAAGGAGATACTTATCAAGCCTACTTGGATTCAGTTTGCCCTTATGCACCCTGAATACGCAAAGCACGTGAAGCTCAAAGCCGCAACGACTATTGAGTTCATTGACGAGAATATCTTCGTTGATATGAAGGAGAGTGAGAGACTCAAGAACGCTTCTGAGTATATCAATTCCCTACTTACCATCCAAGAGGAGAACGACTCCTCTTACATACCTGCCAGCTTTGCAATAAGTAAGTTCCTCAACCTATCAGCTGATGATATGATTGAGCTGAACGCCGCAAGAGAAGCAAGAAAGAAGCATCAGGAGAAGATGAAGGAAGAAGGCGAAGCACAAAACGGAGGTGGATTTGGTCAGATGGACTCCTTCGGTGGCGGTATCGCAGACTTTGACGACGGAGGTGGATTTGATGTTGGAGGCTCAGGCGGAGGCTTAGGCGGTGGTGACTTCGGAGGCGCACCCGATATGGGTGGAGGAGACCTCGGAGGAGCTGATACGGGAGCAGATACAGCAGGTGAACCTGCACTATAAACGACTATGGCAAACAAGAAGTATAAAGTAACCATCAAGGAAAGCCCAAAAAGCAAACCGCTCTTTGAGGCTGATGATACAGCAGGGCACGGCAATATACCTATCACCGATGTAGACCTTCAACAAAAGGTGTCTGCAATAGATACGAGAGTAGCCCAAGCCCGTAAGACATACAACAATGAAGTGCTCAAAGCAAACAACGAGCTTGAACTAATCCGAAAGGAGCAGGTCAAGCGCAACGAAGAGAAAGCACGCAACTCAGAAAAAAAATCTGACGAAGAATCAGATAACAAAAGTCCTGAGACAAAGGACGTTGAGAACCCTAACGTAGGCGGTTCGTCACAACCAGCAGGAGAAAATTCTCCCAAAGATTTGGTGGATTAAAAAATCCTTCCTACATTTGCAACGTGAACGAACAATACGGCTCACTGAGTTCTTTGACATTGTTAGCAATTCAACCGAGGCTGAGAACCTCGGGCAAGAAATTTTCATCAAGATTTGGTGGATTAAAAAACTCTCCATACCTTTGTGGTGTGGGAGAGAAACAAAGCCCACCTCGCTCTTTGACATTCTTGATGATACAATAAGAGAAGCTACCGAAAGGAGTCGGTGAAATTCCGATGACTACCCACGTGATAGTAGGGTGTAACCAGCACGTTCGTTAGCTTCTGATATGGATGTAGCGCAGTTGGTAGCGTTCCGCATTTGGGATGCGGAGGTCGCAGGTTCGAGTCCTGCCATCCATACTAACCATTTTTCTCTGTTTTAATTCGGCTTGGACTTGTAGCTCAATGGTAGAGCACTCGGCTGTTAACCGAGGGGTTCTTGGTTCGATACCAAGCAAGTCCGCAATTTGCAATGTAGTAGGTTTGTAGCTCAATGGGAGAGTCCTTGGATAACCGAGGGGGTTCTTGGTTCGACTCCAAGTAATCCTGCCAATCTTCAGTAGGTGTCCGTAGC